AAATTCGCCATCGCCGCCAACACTTATATATGTACTGCATAAATTATTGTCATCATCAATCCCCGCAAACAATATAGCCCCAATGTCGGTACAACCTAGCCTTACAGTTTTCATTTAATAAAACCCCCTATTTAATTTGGTTACTTACTATACTTATATTATATATGGTTTTGATTTAAAAGTCAAGCCTTTTTAATAAATATTATTGTATTATTTCGTATTGTAATTTTGCTTTTTTAGTACCATATTTATAATCAATAAATATTCCTTGTTCGCTTTTTTTCGTATATACTCTTTGAATGTAAATACCATAGTCGGCTATATAGTCGCAAAATGCAGCCTCGATTAATTCCGCTACCTCCTCCTCTGTAAGCACTAATACATCACAGCATAGCCTACTTTCTTTCAATAAGTAGCAATCAAGTGTACATTTTAAAAAAGACTCAACATTAATTACTAAATCGTCACTAATAATCATAATTCCTACTTACCCCTTTTTATACGTTTTATTAAAACGCTTTAACAGTTGCCAGTAATTTAACAGCATAAATATTGGAAAGCCAACAATATATATTATGGTTATAACTAACCAGCCAAAAACCCTCGAAAGGGCTTCAGGCTGTTTAATTATGTAATTTATTAGTAAAGCAACTATAATGCTACCTAATAATATTTCCATATTACTCACCGATTTGCTTAGTTGTCGTAATTTTTTTTACCTTCGTTTGCGCCACTGTTAAAGGCTTCGACGTTTAACTGGCTGACTTTCATGCCTTTACTGGTAAATGTTTTTGTATTTTGTTTACAATATTCGTCAAATAATTGCACAACATTTTCATCGACTGTAATTTTTAATGCCTTACAATTGGCATCAAGTGTTTCCTTTAAGCCTGTTAAAAAACCTTGTACAAAACTACCGTATACACCTTTAACGCCGTTACCTTGTTTCCAAACCTTTGTTTGATAACTGTCAGCCATACGGTGAATAACATTCCACAGCCATTCGTATACCTTAGTAGCAGTTGTAACGTTTGCGGGGTAGCCGTAAAAAACAGCAACCATTTTGCCCGACCACAACAATTTAACGCCGTAATTGTCGGCAATAATTTGTGCCAGTTTAAAGCGGTAGCTACGCCCTACACAACTTGCATAACTAAATTCGGGCTGTTTATTAGCATTACCTTTTAAGTTTGCAATACTAATATTATATTTTGCCATTAATTCCTGGGCTTTTGCCGCCGCAGCAATAGCCTCCTCTTTGCAAGTATTTTTTTTGCTTAACTCCAATAATTTAATAATTTTTTCCTCAAGTTTGTTTGCCATATCAATGACCCCCTTATTTATTTTGTAATTTAATTATAACCGACTTTGCTTAAAAAGTCAAGCACTTTTTACAACATTTTAGTTAAATATTCATCAATTTGTTTTTCTGTTAGCCATTCAGGTTTTACTTTTAACGAATAATATATAATGTACATAAATTCGATGTGCATTTTAACAGTGCCACCCCACAAATATTTTTCATGCCTGTTGCCAGCGCCTAAAAAATATTTGCAATCGCAACGTAAGCGGTCTAGCAATTGGTACTTAAATTCTTCTTCGTGGTTTTCTATATATAAAGCAAAACCACATAACTCCCTTTCCTGTTGTTTTGTAAACATATTTTTACCCCCTATTTATTATTTTTGATTGGTTATTTTCTATGGTTTTATTATAACCGATTGTGATTTAAAAGTCAAGCATTTTAATAAAAAAGTTATCCACAACTTTATCCACAGCCTGTGAATAACTTTCACCTTCATAATTGCCCTGTATTTAGTTTTTTAGCAACACCGCATATATTTATACCTGTAAAGCAAAAAAGCCGTTAAAACTAAAATATGAAGGTTTAAAGGGTATTCTGTAAAAATAGCAAAAAAAAATAACCTGCAAAATGCAGGCTATTTCATTAGTTTTTGTTTTGTTTTTTGTAAATCGACTACTTCACCAGTTACTTTATTACGCCTATAAATATTTTTAGTTACAGGGTCTTCTAAAAATTCGTGTGTTTCGTTTTGCATTATAACCCGTGGTGCAGGTTTATATACTGTAGGTTCATCAACTGGTCTGGTCATTAAAAAACTGCACACCACTAAAAATAATATAATTGAAAACTTTTTCATATTAAATACCCCCTTTTATTTAATTACATTATAACACAACTTTAAAGCAATGTCAACTATTTTATTCGTTTAATTTATACGCCTTGCAATTTTGCATGGTAACTAAAAACCTTAATATTATTTCCCGCCGTATAACGTACACATGGCTTTCACTTATTTGGTTTGCTATTGCAAATTCTTGTATTTTTTCTTCCCTGTTTTTGGCAAAGTCGGTTAAAAGTACATTCGTTAAAAACCTATAATGTAAATCGCTATTTTGTAAACAATAATTCTTTAAATCTTCTACACACTTATAAGTCAAATTTGCTAGTACATTCGTATTATTAGGAGCCTTATTATTTCTAATAATAATATTTTCAAGTTCTTTTAATGTCTTTTTTGATACTATTTGCATTTTGTTCTCCAATCTTAATTAAATTATGATGTTTTAAGGAACGATTCCTACATACAATTTTCCAACATTCAGCACCGTATCCTCTTTGTCTTGAAATACTATCTTTTAACAGTTTACCACACCGTAAACAGTGTGTGATATTTTTAAACATAATGCTGCCCCCAAAAATCAAATGCTGCCCTTAATCGTGATGCTGCCCTTCGTGCATAGGTAAATACTGCCTTTTTTATTTCGCAATTTTAAGATTTTGTTTTACAAGCTTACGATTACGATCTTTTATTTCATCTTTATACCTTGTACAAAATTTGAAGTTATTTTGTAAAGCAATAAACGTAGCTGATAACATTGGTATAGCTGCATCTGCAGATACAATGCCCATCTTTATTCCACTTTCTAAAAATTGAATGAAATCCATCATATCACGTACTTGTTTAATTTGCCATTTTATCCCAAAAATTTCAGCATTTTTTACAGCCCAAAAATTTGCACCGGACTCATTTTTTTTCAAACTCAAACCGGACTCATATGCTACTACTGCAAATAAAGCTTCGAAGGAGTTATACAAAAAGGCTAATATTTTTAATGGAGGTTCTTCTGTAAAATCAAAGTCATTACTAATTTCAATAGCTAAAGAAAAATCTTTATTCATAACCGCAGTAATATATTTTTCAAGACTTTCTTTAGGTAAGTCTAATACAACACGATCGGCACAACATTTTTTATATGCCTCGTCAATACTAATATTATTACTTAATGAAAACATAATAACTTTATTTAGTTCAAGCAGACACAAGTTAAAATTAGAATCACATCTATGAATTAAATCCAATGCGTTTTCCCTAGAAATATCTGCTTCTTTTTGCACATATTTTAATAAAACCGTTTCGGATAATTTTTCAAATTTAACAGTGTTTTCTTCAAAAGTTTTGAAAAATTTATTACGTTTGTCTATATTGTTATAAATGAGTATTACCTTATTTACAGAGTTATTTACCCACGCTACCAATTTATCCCATACCGTAGAATCCTGTTTAATAAAGTCCATATCATCTCTAATAACGTACAAGGTTGGCTTTTGTATTAGTTTAGTAGTACCTACGGACTTAAATAATTCGGCTACAGTCGGCAATTCTTTCCAAATAAACCCTAAATCAACTATTTGCTCAATATACAGATTGCGAATATAAATTTCTTCTCCAGTAAATATATATAAACCTGCTAAATTATTTGCTTTCATATCTTTTTTTAATTCGACGATGTTCATTACTCCACCTCTTCTGATATATTGTACCACATTTTGAACAGATATACTGCCTATATTTAATACCATCAATTTCAATAATTTGCAAGTGCGTAAATTTGCCACACTTGCAAATACGAATTTCTTTTTTGATTATCTTTTTATATAATTCATAAATTTTATTTTTGCGCATATCTATCCGGATCTGCATAAACTATTTCATTGGTGTCCACTATCTTACATAAACGAACTATATCTAAAGGAATTTCCCATGTTAAATTAGCTAATTTATGACGATATTTTCGAGTAGTTGCTAACTTTAAAATATTATTTTCACTACCTGCATATTCACCTGTTCGGTATAATACCCGATTTTTATACTGCGCTCCTACATATAATTTCGTACCAATTTCAATCTCATTTAACCAATCATGCAATATCCTCACCCCCAACTATTTCCCACTGACGCATCAACCATTGCTTAACTAAAGAAGATTTATTTATTCCGATTACTCTCAATCTCGATTTAATAGTTAAAAGGCTATTCATAATTAATTCAATTTGTTCTTCATCATAAACACCGTCAAGATATTTATCCAAAACAAGATTCGTATAAGTATTTAAAAACAACCCTACATCATATTTATCTTGTTCTTCTTCCTTATCTTTTAAATTTAATCGTGCTGCAATTTTTAAACTATTAGTTATCGTTACTTCAGGAAGGTAATCTACGACATTCTCAACGAACTCATAAAATTCCTCTATGCCATAGGATAATAACAAATTTACTTGTTCCGGAGTTGTACAGGTATTTTCAATGTAATTTAACTGTGTTTTGTTTAAGGTTTTGTTCTTACGCAGGGCATACTGCCTTAACTCTTTTGCTGTATATGGATTTAAAGTAATAACCATACCTCTGCTTAAAATTGTAGCTAAAGTATTTGCTTTATCTTTTAAAATCATTATAAAATATGCCTGTCTTGGAGGTTCTTCTATAACTTTTAATAAAGCATTTTTTGCTGCCGGACTCATTAAATCACTATTCTTAAAAACATATGCAATCGGGCTGCTTTGCTTATATGCCATAGAAATAATATTGCGAACATCATCAACTTTAATGCCACAATCTACAAAAGTCGCATTACATCTTGTTGCAATACACTTTGCAATTTCTTCACAGCCCATTGCACTATCTCCAACAACAATCGTAAACCTTGCTATATTCATTTGATCAAGTTGGTTCTTTAATTTTTCCTGCATCATATCGTCAACAACCTTGCAATAATAAACGGTTTTGGATTTTGTTCCCATTTAATCACATTTACGAGTTCCTGTAATTTAATAATTAACCTCATTGCGAACTCTTGTTCCCCAGCAGATAAATTACACTGGTCAGCATAAGTATTAGGAATTGATACATATTTGAAATCTTTAACAACATTATACTTAACAAGCTCAAGCACAAAGAAAAAGAATTGTCTTGTAAATTGCTTTAAATCCTTACCGTTCATATAAGTATCTTCAATACTACGAATGATATTCGCATCTTCTGCATGATAAATATCCTTAAATAAACTAAATAATTCTGAATAATCCATAACACCCAAAGCAGTAATAACTGTTTGCATTGTTAGTTCTGTAGAATCATAAGATAAACATTTATCTAATAATGTAATTGCATCACGCATACCACCATCTGCAATTTTAGCAATATATTCCAAAGCGTCCATTTCCCATTCGCAATCTATTGCAGATTCTTCTAATTCCATAACCAATATATCATCAAGTCTTTGAACTATCTGATCAGTTGGTATTCTATGAAAATCAAATCTTTGAACACGACTCAGAATTGTTGCAGGGATTTTCTGTGGGTCTGTAGTACACATTAAGAAAATTGTTTTCAATGGCGGTTCTTCTAATAATTTAAGCATTGCATTCCATGCACCTGTACTTAACATATGAACTTCGTCAAGTATATAAACCTTAAATTCACTATCTAAAGATTTATGTTTAGAATCTTCGATAATACCACGAACATTTTCTACACCATTATTCGAAGCCGCGTCAATTTCAATGGCATTTCCTTTGCCCGCATTAAGAGCATTGGCAAAAATGCGGGCACAGGTTGTTTTGCCTGTGCCAGCACCGCCAGTAAATAAGTAACAATTTTTATGATTTTTGCTCTCAATTTGTTGTTGTAAAATAGCTTTAATACTATCCTGAGAAACAACGTCATCAAATTTTGTTGGTCTATATTTAACAGCGAGTGAAATCATCTTTTATTTTCCTCTTTCTTGCCGTAAAGAATGTATCAACTCCAGAAAGTCTGACATTTCTTTAACAACACCCTCATTCGGACTTTTCGTTCTAAATTTTCCTAATCTTTTAAGATTGCCATCCTTAAGCCATTTATAATAACAAGCTGTAAACATAACAATCGGGTCTACATCACGTGCTTTAGCTGCTGTAACTACACCTAAAACTCCAAGATAAGCTAATGGATAATCATATCCATTAATATTTACATTGGTACTAAATTCATCTTTAGATTGTGCTATTTGCATAGATAATACATTTTCACTATCCATACCACCCATTAATTCATCAAACTCAGGCAGATTTCCTAAAAATGCCAGCATATTCATTTCTCTTACATGACCAGGATCAATGATACTGCCTTCCTGTACATCTTTAATATAATTATCCATATCTTTTTTACTCATTATTGCAAGCCTCCATTAATTGTTTAAATAATTTTTCATTGATAATGAAATAATCTTCATTATCCCCAAAACTAAAAGATATAGCCCAATAAGGTTTTCGCATTGCAAAACACTCTTCTTTTAATTTTTCAATCCACTCTTTCTGAATTGAAATAGACTTTGAATCTTTAATTTTGGTTTTACATTCCACTAAAAAATTATCGGTAATTACATCGCCTTTTGCAAACATGGTCGCCCCACTGTTTAATTGCTTTTTACCTTGTAATTTTTTAGCGATTCTTCTTTCTTGCAAATTACTGTACTTTCTTGTGTTCATAAGATATCAGATCTCCTGCAAGTGCAATTATTTCTGAATTATTAATTGGTAATTGAAATCCTGAATAGGTTTTACCTAAAGCAAATACCCAATCATTAAAATATTCATCATAACAATTAATTTTAATTACGCCATACTTTTGATGAAGTTTTGCAAGTTCTCTTGCCCACTTATCATAAGTTGCATCAGTTATAAGGTTATTATTCAATCTATAGTATATACAGCTATGAATAATAAGTTGTAACCGTCTGCGTTTGATAAGAGCTTTAATATCTTCCGGAACCGTTGGGTCTTTCTTTACTAATTTTTTAATATCAAATAATGCCATATCAACTCCCTCCTTGTGATACTATTATAGTACACTTAGAGAGAGTTGTCAACAATTACTTTTACCGAACGTTACTTGAAATTTTACTATTAATTAATTGGTCAAAATCTTGCAAAATATCTGCATTTGCTTCATCTTCTAAAAAAGCAGTTACAGAGGCTTTACCTTGTAATTTAATATCATCACCATTTTCATCACACATAATAACGCCATCTTCATCAATAAATCTAAACCATGCACCAGCCTGATCAATATAACCTAATTTAAGTCCCATTTCAACTAAATCATTTATCCAGTCAATACCGAATGTATAATTTAATGTATAACAACCAACACGTCTATCAGGTTTGCAAACTTTAGTTTTAGCTATATTAATCATAACATAATTACCAGCTGGTTCTTCTGTATTACGAGTTAAATCTTTTAAATTTTCATCAAAGTATGTTCCTTTGCTAAAAAATAAACGTAACACTGCATTATGTTTCCAAGCCCTGCCGCCGGGAGTATCTTTCCCCCCATAGGGACTATTTATTTTGTCCCTGAGCTGATTTATACCAATTAAGGTAACATTTAACCTACTGCAAAGCTGTATCATTTTTTTAGTAAATTTCGTTAGAGGTTTGGATATACCGCCATAGGTTCTTTTTTCAGCAGATTCGTCATATTCATCTTGAGATAACATAACTGCAAAACTATCAATGACAACGATTCCAAATTCTTCTGTTTCAACAAGACTTTCGATGATATCAAAGATTTGTTCTGCCGTTTGATTAGTAGGTTTTACAACATACAAGGAATCTACATCAACACCCAGCTTTTCTGCCCACTCTTCATCTAAAGTATTTTCACAATCTACAAATAACGCCTTTAAAGCTCCTCTTGCTTTTAATTTACGATAAGCCTCTTCTTCTGCTTTATTTCTTTTTGGAATTTCTTCTAATTCTGCAAGTTGTTCTTTATACTCTTTGATGAATTGTTGTTGTGCATTTCCTACGGCATCTAAAGCTGTAGTTGTTTTACCTGAATTTTCTTCTCCTGAAAACTCAATCAGTTTTCCACGAGGTAAGCCCCCATAGAGCATATAATTTAATCTGCAACTTGTAAACTGAATCTTTTCTGTTTCTTTAACATCATATTCAGCCCTACCTTGAAATACAAGTTCAGCTTTAAATTTTTTATTGATTTCTTTTAATACTGCATCAATATTGGACATCAACATCACCTTTTCGGCTAGCTAAATAATCACACAAGTGTACGAATTTTTGAGTTGCAGTTTTAGGTTTTGGTAATATTGTTTTACTATAAAGATTAACATTCCATTGCCCCATATGACTAGCAATTAAACAAGCTATATAATGACCTTTTTCTTTATACACTTCATTGAATGTTTCATCATACAGTTCTTTGCTAATTCTTTCTACCATTTCAGCCGCAAATATTGGATGTTCGAATAAAGTATATTTACTTTTACTTGTACCTTTTTTTACACTATCATGAAGAATTAAAGCAGCTAAAATCAGATCTTTATAAGCTCTTAATTCTTCATATTGTTCCATTTCCAGCATATCTACTGCCCAACAACAAGCCGCTAACGTATGACGAATGAGTCCACCTTCACCAAGAGCAAATTTAGGGTGATACTTACCTGTAGTTGACGCTGCCATTGTATAAAATTCTTCAGGACATTCCGCTAATCCTCTTTTAACAATATTCTTTACTTCCGGACTTTTAATTTGATTGATATATCTAGTAAATATTTCAGCTGTATACATCTTAATCCTCCTTATATGGTAAATTGGTTAAATTATTAAAATTATTTTCACTAATTCTACGAGTAGCGATTTTCTTTAGACTTTGCAACATCTCTGTTGAAGTATCTAATTTATTCTGAATTTGCCGCCGTGCACGAACATAAATATTCAATACTAAAGAATCTGTAATGATATCCAATTCAGCTTGTTGTTTGCGTTCCTGCATATTGCCATCATTTGACATATAACTGTTATTATATTTTTGAGTTTTTTCCTGTTTTGCCAAGTCTTCCCGAATACCAATCGCTTCTTGACATTCATAAGCATAATACATCAATGCAGGTAAATTTAATATAAAGTGTTCTAACTCCATATCTGTGATTGGATTATTGATATCCTTAATTCTTGTTCTAATAGTAGACATCAAAGAATCCAGTTCTCCACAAGCTTCTCTAACAACCTGATTTACAAATCTTGTTAAATACCTTTGCTGAGTTGTTATATCTTCCATTCTACTTTTTACGAATGATTTATCAACTTCCATATTGATTAGCCTTTCTTATGATCGTAGATAAATTTTTATCTATATCATATTTAAAGAATTTTCTTAATTTTTTACCTTCAAAAATAGTACACATATCCGGAATTTCATAACTTTTAAATGATTTATAGTTTAATAATTCCTTATGCTGTTTGATAACAGAAATAGGAACAAATACCGTAACATCACAGTCTATAAACCATATTAAAACTCCTGCAATAACTTTATCATATTCACATTTATCTAATAATCCAGTATATTGATTATCAGTTAAATTAGCATAGTTAAAGGTTTTGCCATGTATGCTTTTACATTCGATGTAAAATAAATACCCATTAAAAAAGACAGAAAAGTCGCATATATTACGAATACCCTTGTACCCTGCGGTATCATCTTTAAAACGATCAAAACATATTGCAGCGTCTTCAAGTTGGGTTGAAAAGTGTTCTTCAAACTTTTTTCCGAGGGATACAGGCATATTATACGTCCTTTCTGCACGCTAGGCGATATTTACAATATTGACAAGTTTTAGTTTTAATATCTTTTGGTTTAGGCGGGACTACATTAGCATCTACATAATCATCGCAATCCTGAATTAACTGTATTAAATTCTTTTTCATGTCATCTGTTACATCTAACATATAAGATTTTTTATCACAGTTATCTCGACATTCATAAACAAATAAAACTTTATCAATTCCTAAAGATAAAGCATAGGCTGTTGCCTGTTTTTTATGGTCTTCATCAACATCTTTACGCATTAAAAATTTCTTAGATACTTCAGTTTTAAATTCAAATATATAATACTGACCTTTATATTTAATAATACCATCACAAAGAAAACTTAAATTCCATGGTTCATTGAAAAGTCGTGTTTCTACTCCACTTTTACCTTTTACAATTAATCCTGGAATTTCATTTTCTTCTACATATTCCCCAACATCTAAATATTCGCAATCAAAACCGTTTGATTTCATTTGCATAATTGCTTTTTGGATACGTTCATGACGATCTGTACCACTTTCCCCAATACCAACAAGCACAGCCTCTTTAATACTTTCGTCCATATCTTGACCTACAATTTGATAATACATATTACGAATACAATTCAAACTACTAGGCTTATAATGAGGACTAGGTTTTTTCTCATTCTTATTTGCAGTCCTTTCGATGGACTGTATTAAGTCCATCAAAAAGGATTCTGCAATAGGGCTTTGCTTCTTTGTTTCATTTACTATGGCAAGTAAATTTTTTAAAGATGATTTAGCCATTATTCTTCATCAACCAAAGAAAGAATTTGTACTACCTTACCCTCGACAATCTTAATAGCTTGAGGAGAACCATAAGACAAATCGATAGAATCGGTTGCTAAAGCGTTTAACTGGTCTTTAAATTGTTGAATGTCTACCAAACATTCAAACTCTTCAAAGCTTTCACTCTCCATATAAGGAATAGTTTCTTCGGCTTTAGTACGTCTAGAAATAATTTTCATACCATCTTTAGTAAATACTAATTTAATGGTGTTTTTATCATATTCAGATACAAAGATATTTAAACGGTCAAGGGCAGAAAGTACAAGCCCCTTATTTACTACACAATTTGAAGGAAATTCTGTTTCTAAAAAGGATTCAAGTTCTTCAACTGGATATGTTTCAATATCTTCTAATTGTGCACCTGCAATTTCCATTGTTTCGGTTTTAAAGATTACATCGTTATCAACAAAATAAACAGATATATCTTCTTCCGGGATTAAAGTTGCAAGTTTAAGCATTTCTACAGATAACAGTGCAGGTCTTTTAAATACATTAACTGAATAAACGCAAAGTTTAATACTGTCTGTAGTAATTACATTCTTATCAAAGAAATAACCTGTTAAAACTGCATTTTCCATTGTTTTAGATAAACTTGCTGTACAAATATCGAAAACCGCCTGAAGAATTGGCTGTTTAACCTTTACCGCCTTAACATCTTCAGGTATTTCTATAGACGTATCCGGAAATTGCAATATATCCCCATTTTCGTCCAGTACAAGCTCAATATGGTAATAACCATTACCTTTAACAGTAAGTACACCATCTTTAACAGTTAAAATAATGTGTTCACTGGTGGTTTTATTTACTAATTTAGCAAAAGTTTGCACAGGTAACACACAAGCAAAATCTTCACATTTTACTTTATCTTTACATACTGTCAAATAATGCAAGCCGTCAGTAGTTTTTAAATACAGGGTATTATCAACAACCTCAAAGCCCATATAATTCGTTAAAGGAAGAATTTTATTACAGCTTGCACCTTTAATTGCTCGAGCAACCATATCCTTTAATTCGGTAGTTATAATATCAATCTTCATTTACTTAACCTCACAATTTCCATAAATTTTTCCTGTTCATCAATATACTTAAATCTACCTGAAGTATGAACAGTTACAGTTCCCGCCTCTGGCTTTTTAATTCCCCTTGCAGTCATACAAGAATGTTTACCACTAACAACTACAATAACATTTTCTGTTTCTAAAATATTGGATAAAATATTTTTAATTTGATTTCCGATTCTTTCTTGCAGTTGAAGTCTTTTTGCAACCATATCTGCAATACGAGCCATCTTAGAAAGTCCAATCACTTTTCCATTAGGATAATAACCAATGCTTACAGTCATGTCATACATTAATGCAAGATGATGTTCGCAATGACTAAATACAGGGATATTGCAACAGGTAACAATATCTTCAGAATCCTGTGGGAAACATTTATCAAACATTCTAATAATATCTTTGTCTGTAACAAATTCGCCTTCGCATTGTTCCATAATCATTTTAGCGAATCTTTTTGGAGTTTCAATCAATCCTGGGTCATTTGTATCTTTATTTAATGCTTGTAAAATAAGTGTACCAGCTTGTTCAAGAAGCTTTAATGATTGCTCCTTATCAATATTTACTTCCACTTTAGACACCTCTTTCATTCGGATCCCAAATAATTTTATGAAGTTGTACTTGTACCATTGCATTATTCATTTTATTTTCTTTAATAAATTCAACTAATGCTTTTGGCTCAATTGCTCCGAATACTGGGCTTAACACATAAGTACAAACTAAATTTTGTTCATAAATACGTTTAAATTCAGCTAAATCTTCTTCAGTAGCAACAACAAATTTCAATACATCTACTAAAGTTAAATTTTTTAAGTTTTCTGATTTCATACTACCATTTTGACCACTACTCGGACATTTCCAATCCATTGTGACAAAAACTCCGGGTAATGTTACACAATCCGGAAGAATAATTGACCCATTAGTTTCAATATTAACATGATAACCAAGCCACGATAATTCTTGAATTAACTCCTGCATATAACCTCTAAATAAAGGTTCTCCACCTGTAAGGGTAACTCTACCACAGCCGGATTGACTAACAGCTTCTAATATATCATGCAATGACATATTAGGTTCTTGAGGTTCCTGTGCATATTTTGTATCACAGTAACCGCAAGCTAAATTACAACCATTAAATCTGACAAATGTTGAAAGAAATCCAGTACGAATACCTTCTCCTTCAATACTTGTAAATATTTCGTTTACACTATAAACTTTATCTTGTTTTGTCATAAATAGCTAAATTACCATCACTTTCTTGAACTTCTGCCCTAACACAATTTGCAACATTATCACAAATCATTTTTGCAATATTTTCTGCTGTAGGATTTATGTCCATTTTTTCATTTAAATCCTGATGATCAAACATATCTGAAATAAATTGTTTAATGTGGGTAAAATCAACCACCATACCATTTTCGTTTAATTCATTACTTTCGCATATCACTCTGATATGCCAGTTGTGACCATGCCTTTGAGTACATTTACTTGCATAATTCAAATTTAATTTGTGGCAAGCTGAAATTTCTAAATCTTTAATTACTGTGTACATTTCTTTCCTCCTGGTTTAATTCGATTATGATATCTTTTTACTTTAACCTCATGGATAAGGCTTAATAACTGTTCTGCATTGACTAAAACATTGCTCATTGTATATTCTTTTTGGTCAATAGCCTTTTTAGCTTTAGCTTCCATTTCTTTGATAATTTCACCTTTTAAACAGTTCATATTATTACCTCATTGCAGGGTCTTTAACACCATTTAATTCAAAAGCTTTCTGACGGTCTAAACAAGTACCACACTCACCACAAGGTTTATCCCCGCCTTCATAGCAAGACCATGTGTATTGATAAGGTACGTCTAAACGTAAACCAGCTTCAACAACTCCTGCTTTATTGAAGAAAATCAAAGGAGCTCTTAAAGTAACCTGATAGGCTGTACCTTCAAGAATTGCTCGACGCATACTATCTACAAATTCGCTTGTACAATCCGGATAGGCTCTACCTGCCGCATCATCTAAATGTGCACCATACCAAACTTCACTTGCATACAAACTTAAAGCAATAGCAGTTGCTACACTTAAAAATAATCCATTTCTGAAAGGAACATAAGTATCAACAGTTCCTTCCCCGCCTTTTTCTTTAAGTTGTTCAGCATAACTTTTATGTTCAATTTCTCCTCTATCTTTCAATAAGGGACAAGAACTAAAATCCATTACACTACTAACATCGTGTTCAATGTGTTTTACCTTATAATATTCAGCAAGCTTTCTTGCACACTCAATTTCTTTTTCGTGTTTTTGACCATAATGAATAGATAAGGCAGTAACCTCGTCATTTCCATAACTGTTTACTGCCATTGCTAAACAAGTGGCACTATCTACGCCACCACTTAATAATACTACTGCTTTCAAAATAATCGCCTCCTGATAAGTTTTCCACCATGATAGGTATAATCTTTTGCCCAATCCATTAAGAATGTAACATTCCATAGATCACGCTGAACATAATCTTCCATAAGTTGTTCAAAGTCGAACTTCTTACTGGAAATATAATTTTTCAAGTCTTCTAAAGCAACTGCACTACCATTTAAAGGGTGAACCATTTTATCCTTTTGCTGAGCACTAATAATAACAGTACCCCAAGGAGTATAAATAGCTCCATTGTGCCCGCTTTGAATCCATGAAGAACTATCTGCTGAAAATACTGGAAATGACTGTAATATCTTTCTTACTGTCATTCCAAAAGCATGAACCTTAACATTCGGATTACTAGAACTTTTAATAATGTCAAAACATAAATCTAAAAAATTCTTTTGTACGTCTTTAGGCTTACCAACCATACCACCGAGGGCAATATAATCCAATGGCAACCCATTTTCATCTCTCCACTCTAAGGCTCTACGCAGACACCATATAGGCTCACCTACATGAAAAGTAAATAATAGACCTTTTTTGTTAAGCACTCTCTCCCTCATATAAATGAAGTTTTTCCAAGTTTTAACAGCTGCATCATTTACTTGTGCCTGTGTTGGTTTATTTCTGATGTTTCCGGGAATACAATCCAACTGCCCAAAAAGGTCAATATACTGTACCCTATCATTTAAGAAATAAATATAGTCATCTACGTTAATATAAGTACCTTTAGTCCACGCTGTAAAAGCACCACTATCAATAAATAACTTTCCTCTTTTGCCATAGGTATCGACCCACCTGATCCATCTATCAATATTTTTTCTTTCATTTAAAAAAGAAAATAGATGGTTAGCTCCCATGTCAAATAAACATTTGTCAACATGGTCTGTTACTTGACCTGCGAAGTATAAATCAAACATTTTAAACCCCCTTTTCTATTTACTATTATACTACACTATTATAGTAATGTCAATAAAAATAACCATTACGATTCAATCGTAATGGTTATTAATGGTCTTATTCGTTTTCATACCAGCATTTCGTAACTTCGACATCACATTTGAAAGGAATAGATAATTTAACTGCATTTACCATACATTCATTTATTAACTCTGCAACACGATCTTTATTTTCTTCCGGACACTCACCAATAATTTCATCATGTACTTGAATTAATAAACGGAAGCCAAGCTGTTTTAACTCTTCACATCTACTAATTTTAAGCATTGCGAATTTAGTTAAGTCCGCCGCACTGCCCTGTACCCTTGCATTAACACACATTCTAGTGGCGTCAGCAATTTTCATTCGATTATCAACTACTCTAATTCCTTCGTTATTAGCTTCTGCAATTATAGCTTTAACCTGCTTAAAACTTTTACAGCTTTCTAGTTTACTCCAATAATAGTTTACTGTTTCTTCAGGAACTTCTGTGTTTTCATCTTCATCATCTGCAAGAGGATCATAATCACGAGCAACACCATCTTTCCAGTAAAACTCGTAATCAGGTAATTGCATATCGGGTAAACGTCTTTTACGTCCCCATATAGTCGTAACATATCCTAATTCCCTTGCCATATTTCGACTATCATCACGGAAATCCCTTAACTTCGGAAAAGCATTTAATACAGCATCATAAATTTCTTGTGCTAATTTTTTAGATATGCGCAAGTCCTCTGCAATAGCTGGAACACCTTTATCATAGTTGATTCCTAATAATATTGCTTTTGCTCTGCCACGTCTGTCCTTTCCTTCCGGATTATGTGTACCATCAGGTCTGAACTCTAAGCATTCTTCATAAGGTACTCCAAACGCTAATGAAGCGATTTCGGCATATAAATCTTTTCCATCAAGGTATGCTTGAATACCTTTTTGGTCTTGTGCCAAATGAACAGTAAGTCTAGGCTCCTGTGCGGAATAGTCACAAGATAACATTACATAGCCGTCACTAGCTTTGAACATCTTACGAATATCTTTAGCGTGGCTGGGAATGTTTTGCAAATTAGGGTCATTGCTTGAAAACCGACCTGTTACTGTGCCTAATTGATTAAACCGTGCATGAACACGCCCTGTTTTCGGATTAAGAATTTTCGGAAATTTATCCACATAAGTAGATACTAACTTTGCTGCCCCACGATATTTTAATATCGCTTTAACCAAATCATTATCATATTGTAATAATATTTTTTCACCTGTACCTCTCGGCTCTTTTTTACTGGCAGGAGGTAGTTCTAAAACATCGTACAATAAAATTGCAATCTGTTCAGGACTTGCTACGTTTATTTCTTCAGGTAATTTACAAGAAGAACCTTTTTTAATTCTATAAGCTTCAATTTCAGATTCATACATTTTTAAAGTTTCTTTAAATTCTGTATTCGCTTCTTCAACCAACTTATTATATTTGATGGAAAGTTTCTGTTGTACATCTAAATCAAATGCAACACCAGTATCTTCCATTTCCGAAACGACAGGAACTAAAGGCATTTCTAATTCGTGGAATAATTTAGCTACATCCACGAGGTCATACTCCTGACATACTTGTGATGTTTCTGTTAAAAATGGTCTTTGAAACTCTGCCAATTCATATGTTATCTGCGGATCATTTGCAGCATATAAATAGGCTATATCTAAAGGAATCATTGTAAATGGTATTCCCTTAAATAACTCACTAAATGTATGGGACTTGTCTTTGCCTTTATTAACATACTTATCCCATAAAGGTTTTAAAGCATTGTCTTTATTATTTTCGTCCAACAAACGCTGTGCAATATAACCGTCCCACCAACAAGGCAAGATAATTCCTAAAGTATGTTTTAATACACGGCAATCGAAATCGCTGTTAAACATATCAATCTTTACATTAGCATCTTTTAATCTTTGTAATTGACTTCGGACAAACTCGGGAGTAAGTTGACCTTTAATCTTAACTCCAGTTAAATAACTAATGTGATTGATAGGAATATATCCCGCCTTATGGTCAGGAGTATATATACAAACACCCGCTAAGGTGGTTGTTATAGGATCAAGACTTGTTGTTTCGGTATCAATTGCTCCAATTCCATTTTCAATAAATTTATCAATTAATCCTACTAAAACATCTTCTTCCATAATATTAAGATACATATCTTTTTTATCAGCAAAATACCTATTGGTCATTGCTTTTATAGAAGTAATGGTACTAGCTAAATTACCTGCTTTTAATTTTACACCGCCAGAAGATAAAACAGGTAATTTAGATTTAGCCTTACTCGCTATTTCAGCATCAGTTGCTTTTGTTGAACGAGGTTTAAAATTAAACAGTGCCATTAAAATTGAACTTCACGACGGCGGTTTGTTCGTGGACTACCCTCTCGACGTCTTGGCTGAACTTCCTGTTTCTTTTCTTGTGTTGCTTCAACTCCTGGCATAATACCAGTATCTAAAAAGTCATACAGTTCATCAGCCGTTTTAGTAAGCAAGAACTGGTCTGGAACTTCCGGAACTTCCGGAAAATCCTTCAAAGTTTTGCCATTCTTTTCTAATGGAAAGAATTGATATTTTGTTTGAGTATTGCCTTTTTCACCCTGACGTTCAATTTCAAAATTCATACCACATAAAGGTTTATAACGATTACAATAACTTTTCAAATCATCAACAAAACTCTTACCACGTTCCCAAAATTGAACCTGACCATTAACATACAATGGAACAAATACTCTTAATGCTATTTTACTTCCGGAAGCACATAAAGGACAAGCCTCTACTTCATCCCCAACTTCCCGCAAGCATTCAACCCAACGATCGCGTCCATTAACTTTAACTTTATGAAGGGAATGACATTCAACATCATCAATTGTTTCATATAATATATTAACTTTTTCGATATCCCCATCGTTTTTCATTTGAAAAAACTGTGTTGATGATGTTACTACTTTATCGACATCTTCAAGTTTTACGCGAGCCATTGATTATTCCTCCTCTTCAACCTCTTCGGATTCTTCTACTTCAGCTTCTACTGGTTTTTCAACTTTTTCTTCTTTTTTAGATTTTTTAGATTTAACTCCCAACTTTTTAGCCATTTCTTCTTTTTTCTTAGCTTCAGCTTTTTCTTCACGTTTTTTACGAGCAGCTTCTTGTTTTAAAACCTTTTCTGCACGTTGTTTATTAATGCCCTTTTGATACTCTACATGAGCAGCTACAAGTTTGCGAATCAAATCAACATTTTCATCTGTTACTTCAGTAATGGGCAAACGAGCATCAAACATATGCTTCATAGGTTTGTAATTAATTCCCAAATCTAAATCTTTTAATACTTTAGTACGCAACCAAAGCACAACACCTTTTGTGCTAAAAGTCATTGCCATGCACATATGTTCAGCAACTTTAAAAGTATGGAAACCTTTTACTTGTGTTTCAAAAATTGTACAATCAGCTGCAAGAACAATCTTTTCTACAATATCTTTCAAAGGAGAAATTTCACGAGGTGCTTTTGGCTCCTTGACTTTTTTAGGTTTAGGTTCTTTAGCCTTAGAAGCTGCTTTCTTTTCTTTTGCAGAAGCTTTTTTAGGTTTAGGTTCTTCTTTCGGAGTTTCTTCCTCCTCAGCTTCCTCAACCTCTTCCTCGTCTTCAACATCTTCAGATTCAGTTTCTTCTTCTACTTCTTCATCAACAACCGGATCTTCAGGTTCTTCAACTTCCTTGTAAAAGCGTTTATATGCTTTTGCATTAATAATTTTTTCTTTACCAGTTTCCGGATCGGCTAATACATAATCTTCGCCTTCCATTCTTACAAATTCAAATTCTGCATTGTTTCGAGTACAAATTACCTTCATAATACTACCACCTTTTTATAAATTTTATTGGTGAAAACCTTCACCTTCAAATACATTATACTGCTTAGATATCTCAATGTCAATACCTTTTAGATAAAAAATATTCGGGAAGATTATTATATTCTTCCTCTGTTAAATCATTAATATCTTTACCTTGTGGGACTTTTAAAACCTTAACTAATTTATTAGGTAAGTTTTTGATTAACCTATAAGCACCACGTTCCCCGGCTTCATCACCATCAAAAGCAGCTATAATATATCTAAATGGTAACTTTTTGATTAAATCATATTGATTCTTTGCTCCTGTACCTAATAACGCGATAGCGTTATCCCCATACTTAGTAGCCGTAATTGCATTAATAATACTTTCGCAAACAACTAATGTATTTTTACTGTAGTCCAGCTCATATACCCCATACAAGGGCTTATCTACTCCCTCGGGGTAGTGATAGAGCTTGAAATCTATTGCACGTCTTGCAATAAATAAAGTATTGCCCTGTTTATCTCTTACAGGAAAAGTAATACAGGGGAATGTCTTTTCACCTTTTTTTAATTTAAAAGCTGGGTCATAACCTACATCAAACTTTTCAATTAAATCGTCTGTCATACCTCTCTTATACATATAAGGATGAATATATCTATAACGATCTAACTCTTTTTCTGATACATATTTTTTAAGAATTGCATCCGCTTTATTTCTATTAAATTCTAATCTTATATCTTTTCTATCTTCAATTTCTACAGATAAGAATTTAGATATTAACCATTTTGACCCATAAATACCTTCATCATTAAAACCAAATAAATAACTAACCATATTCTCTAGTGATGTAGTCGCTCCACAGGTAAAACAATGTACAGTACCAGCCGGGATTTTATTTTTACCTGTACCTTTTTCAACTCTTGTAATACCGCAAGAAGGTCTTCTTTCTTGTCCATTGCTATGAAAAGGACAACAAAATTGAATATCTGTATCACTAACAATAAATTTACCTAAAAAGGTTATACCTGTTCGATTATAAATTTCTGATTGCAACATTGATAAAATATGTAAATCATCTTCTAGCAAAGTTTTACCATTAACACTAAACATCAAAAAACCTCTTTTCTATCTTTAAATTTCTTTTTTTGAGTTTGTTGTGCTTCTTGTTTTTGCTGTGGTGTAGATGAATCTGTTGCACTGGGAACATAAATAAACCTACCATTATCAATATCCCAAAAATAAATAAAGTTTACTCCGACCGTACCACTTCTATTTTTCGTTAAAGATAATTTTAAACCTGCCCCTGTTTGCCGTATAAACAATACCTTTGAACTATTTTGACCAATACTATCACTATCCGCTAAATTAGATAAATCAGCATCAGCATCTACATTATCCTTAGATATTTCCCCATCACGATTTAACTGAGATAATCCAATTATTGGAATATTATGATTTTCTGATAAACGCATTAAGCCTTCTGTAATACTAAATAATTGCTCTGTTTTACTTTTGCCTTTACGATAATTTTCATCGTCCATTAAACTGTATTGGTCGATACCAACAATATCTGCATGACAAGAATTTATCATTGATTGAATAGAAGATAATGTTGCTCTACCGCCAAAGCTTTTAGGGGTAAAAATATAAAAGGGCACTTTCTCTTTCTGCATATCAAGAACAAATGATTCATAACCGTTTGTTTCTGTACCATTAATTAATGAACGATTTGAAAAGTTACCTAATAGAGTATCAAAGCGATATCCTATTTGATATTTATTCATTTCGCCACTATACATGGCAACAGTTTTTCCCTGCTTCCACGCCTCTACTAGCATTTTTAATAATATCCACGTTTTACCCTGATTAGGTCTGCCTGCAATAGTCAATAATTCGTTTCCTGGCTCTAACCCATAAATGGCATCATCAAGCTGTGGAAAACCTGTTTTAATATAATTAGTACCATGTTCTTTTTTATGCTTATGCAATTCAAGTCTTTCTTGTGACTCTTTAACAATATCCACACCACCAGCAGTAGCCTGACTATTTAATATAGCTAATTTACTTGTTAAAAACTTTAAAGCTTCGTTCGCATCGTTTTTAACAAGGTCTGCGCACTCTGTGATGACAGGCACCATTTGCCCATACAGGTATTCTTCTCGAATGGTAGCGACTAAATATTCATCGGTTTCTTTCACATCAAGTAAAGTAAATTCCGGAAAATTCAACAACATCGTTTCTTTATCTGGAACTTTACCGAATCGGTTTACTTGATATTTTATAAAATTATATTCATCTGGATAAGCAGCAAAATAATCCTCTGTAAGATTATTATTGACCACTAAATCAAAATTTCCACTGCTAATACACTTGTTAAGTATCTGAAGATCAACCATGCCGACGATCCCTTCCCAAAATAAATGCTTGATTACCACTCATAATTCGACTTGCAATCCTTTTGCCAATTTCAGCTTCTAAATTTTCAGGCAAAATGTTTGTCGTAAAAATATTCGATAATCCATTATTCATTCGTGTGTTGATAAAATCATAAAGTAAATCCTGTTCAAAGGCTGTTAAACTTTTAACCGCAACATCATCCCACACTATCAAATCCACTTTCGGAATAAGGTCTAAAATTTCTTTGACATCATTTTCTTTACTGAAAGATTGCTTAATTGCAAAGAATAGACTCGATGTCGATATAAATAAGCCTCTAGGTCTAAAACCATTGCAAGCCCATACCTCCTGAAAATACCGCAGTAGTAGCTTAACAGCCCATGTAGTCTTGCCATTGCCAGTATTAGCCCCAGCTATAATTAAATTTTCACCTTCTTCAACAAAAGTTAAAATATCACTTCTTAAATCATCAAGCATTGTAAAACAAGCTAAATCTTTATCTTCCGGAGTTAGCTTTGCTGGATACTGTAACTTTTTAGGCAGGCGGCTAGCATAAATTAAAAAGTCAAACTCCATGTATCTAACACAAAACTTTTCACAAGTATTTGACTTATACGCCGTACAAACTTTTTTAAACCAGCAACTTTCACGATCAAATTTGTATTCATAAGCCATTTAGAAATACACTCCTTCAACATCATGATGATCATTATCGTCATCTTTTTGAGGAGTAATATTATCAACTCTTCTTTGCGGTTTATTAACTTCCCACGATGGCACTAAAATTTTATAACCCCCCGCAAGAGCTGTCTGTACCCGCCTTGCAATGTCCTCAGCGTCAAAGTTTTTTATAGAATCTAAAATTGCTTGCCATTGTTCAGGTTCGAGCTTAAATTTAATGCGATAGTCTAAATACTGCTTTAAAGCTTTAAAAATATAATCCTGTTGCTCTGTTCGAGTGTAAAAATTTGTTCTGCAAAATGCAAGCAGTTGACCTAACATGGTTGAATATTTTGATGTTGACATACTGCCCCCCCTTAATAAACCCCCTTGTTTTCTAATATTCTTATTAGCTAGTTTATTTATATTATTAATATTATTTATTTTCTTGTTTTCTAAAGTCCCAGTTTTTGGGACACTCTCTTGATTAGAAATGCCTGTAGAGCCTTGTTTTTCCTGGCTTTTTTTGGGTGTCCCAGTTTTTGGGACTGTCCCAGTTTCTGACACACTAAAACTCTCAATTAAATCTAAATCAACTCTATAGGCAGTAACAATAAAATCAGTATCAACACTATGAATAAAACCTTTTTTAATTAGTGAATCAAGCACAGCTTGAGCTGTATTTTTACTAACATTCATAATTTCTGCTAGTTTTCTAATACTAACAACAAACTTTTGACCTTTAATATCTGAATATTTATAAATTATTGCATAAGCAATTAATTCATTTCCTTTTAGCTCTAATGAAGTCATCATCCAAGAGTGAATAATAAATGAAAAATTATTAGTCATCATTTTCTCCTTAAATGTTTATTTACGTCCATCGAAACTTCGCCATATACGATTTTTTTAGGTTCAATTACTCTAGTATTAGCTTTTACGAAATCTTGACGAGCTGCTCTTGCTTGAACTTCTTCATGAGACATATTTTCCCCTAATTCAATCTCTATTAATATTTCTAACTCTCTATATTTACGGTACATAGGGCAACTTTCTTGCATACAAGGCTTGAAATCAGTAATGATGTTACCTTCCGCAGTTACCCCCTTATTCTCCACCTCGCAGGCACTTACAGAGCTGCTAATGGCTAATATCATTAGTCCACTAATTAACATTTTTTTTAACATTGTAAAAACCTCACTTTCACTTTTCAACAAAAAAGACCCCTTACTTTCTCGGCGGTCGTAAGGAGCCTTTTTTGACTTAAATAAATAGGGGTCTAGAGCGATATGTACTTATGAGGCAGTAAGACCGCCGAGTACATTACCGCTCTATAAGTATAATAACATATCCCTTTTTAGTTGTCAACTATTCGTAAAAAATATTTTTTATTTACATTTTAGACGCATCAATAACTTGATTATCTACTTCATTATTAACTCTTACCCAAGCGTCAAATCTTACTTTTTCAATATCATCTTTTTCATCTAAACTAATTAATTCAGAACATTCAAAAGTAAAAAATTCACCATGTACTTGAACACTACGTTTACTACTAACTGTAAATTCTTTAATCTTTGACATATTTAACATTAATCCTTTCTGTTACTTTTTCATATTGAAAAGGAACTAATTCTTTAATAATTTCTTGATTTTCATACGCTAATTTATCTAATAAAGTATAATCAATCTTAGGTTCTTGAATAATACACTGAGGATAGTGTTCTTCTAAATATGCCATTAATCTTTGTTCATCAAATTGTAATGATTTACTTTCACTAATTGAAACACTACCTACTCCATCAATAACATAAGAATCTTGATTTGCTTCTTTTAAGATATTTTTTACTTGCTCTTTAAGAGATTTTAATTGTTTAGCTAAAACAGATTCTTGTTTGTGTACATTGATAAAATTAGCAATAACATTATCCATTCAAAACATCTCCTATCTTAAAATTAAATAAGCACAACCAATAAACAATAAAATAATAAATAAAAACATAGCAAGACATTCAGACATTGATACTGGTGCTGTATATTCAGGATCGTACATTGGTAATTGTTCTACTTGATTTTCTTTGTCTACATTCGTTATTTTAGTATCAGCATTAGTAACGATTGGTTTAGTATCCTTTAATACAAACCCATGACAAATTTTAGCATCTTTTAGATTGCAACTTTCTTCAAAAAGACACAGAGAACAATTAACATTTCGTTTTTTAAAGCCTTGACGTTTTCTATGTCTACGAGTTCTTGACACATTATCCCTCCTTTACGATAAGAGTAAGTTGATTAATTGTTCAAGTTTCATTACATTTCCGCCATCTACAATACCATCTGACAAAATATGTTTTCTTTGAATAATTTTCTCAACTTTTTCATCTATAGTATTAGCACAAACAAGAGTATAAATATTTAAATCACTTGTTTGTCCTATACGATGACAACGATCAACTGCTTGTTGTTTATCCGCATCAGTCCACGGACTATCAAAGAATATTACATTATTGCTATTATTAAAAGTTAAGCCTGTACCCATTAATTTGATAGTACCAACTAATGCAACATGATTAGGATTAGCTTTAAATTCTGTTTCTATGGCTTTTAAATCCTTACAGCCACTAATATAACCTAGAGCATTAACACTCTTTAGCCTATCAACTATTATCTTACATACCTCTGCCCAATTACTAAAGATAAGGCATTGTTCGCCTCTATCGGCAATTTCATCCACAAGTTCTACTAACCTATCTAATTTAGTGGATTTACTAATCGTAGAACTAATTAGCTGCGGTGTGCCTGTGACCTGTCTTAATCTTGTAAATTGTGCAAGCGGATTTGGATTTAATTTTATTAAATCAACTTTATCTTGTAAAGCTATTCTTACTTCCTGATAAAGATCCATTTGTTCTTTAGCTAATTCAACATAAATTGTTTGAGGTAACTTTTCAGGAAGTTCAAGAACATCTTTTTTTAATCTTCTTATTTGAATATTTTTTAAACGATTCTTTAATTCTTGAAGATTTTGATATCCAATAATCTCCCTATTCATATAACCGCCCATGATACAATAATGATTTTTAAAAGCTGTGTAACTATTATTTTCATAGCCCAAGGATTTAAAAATCATATACAAATCCATTGGCTGATTAATTAAGGGTGTACCACTAACAGTTATACGAATATCTTCAGTATCCTTAATATTTACAATCTTCAAATATCCTTTGCCTTGTGCAGATAAAGGATTTTTTATTTTATGAACTTCGTCAGTAATAATAATTCCAATAATACCATCTTCATGATATTTTTTTAATATTTTGATTATGGTTTCATCACGCAAAGCTTCTACATTGATTATCCAAAAGAACGCTTCCGGAATACTTTGCAAATCTTCAATCTTTGCAGTAGTGCCGCCATCATACATAGTATTTTTACGTTTACGTTTACGCAATCCTAGTATACAATGATCTTCATTACTATGTGTTTCAATTTCATCACGCCAATTCCAACGTAGAGTTGCTACACCACAAATAATTAAACAATGCTGAACACCTTTTTCCTGCTTTTGAATACAGGCTAAATCAATACATTGTTTAGTCTTACCTAAACCTTGCTCGTCACCTAAATGAAATCTATTTTTAGACAATCCAAATTTAATACCCTCTAATTGGTAATTATAAGGAGTTGTTTTAAATTCATAATCAGGCATATTCTTTTCTAATAGTTCTTTATTAGAAATGACAAATTGAGTGCCATTTAATATTTTTAATACGGCTTCGTAGTGCACAGAAGGAACTTCCCAGCAGTTTGATTCTGTATGAAAATATCTATAAGTCAACTTTCTTAATTGACTTACAATCTTAATATCAAAATCAAATGTAATAAATAAACTATATTCAAATTCAGTAAATTTTCTGGATTTTTTAATATTAATTTTGACCACTGTGATTCCTCCTTATGTGACAATTATACTCCAATAGACTAAAATTGTCAATAAAAAAGAGTACACTCCGAAGAATGTACTCTTTCTTTAATTAGGCTTTTGCTACTTGCATATAGTAACGGTAGGCTTTGCCCTCGCTTACATCCGGGTCTTCAAACCATGCCTTACTCAACTTTACATAGATAGCAGTATCCGAGCCTAATACATTGTAATAATCGCTATAAAGCATATTCATTACATAGTATAAATCCCAACGATTAAAACCAACACATTTAATGTTATATTGACGAATTACATCATCAATTTGTTCAATCGTCCAGTGTGCTCCTTCCGTGCCGTCTACGTTCTTAAAGTTTTCAACAGCCTTTTCCGCTAACCAATCACTGAAATGTTCCCCATAACACTCTTTATACAACTTGTCAACGACTTCTTCATAGATTTCCCTATCAGAGTATTTTAATGGTTTAATAGACTCCTTAAAGGTTTCCATTAAAATTTCATTAGTTAAGCCGACATCTTTTTGCTCTTTGAGATGTTTTAATAAGGTATCTAACATAATATTAACCCTCCGTCGGAACTACTACAGGTGGTGTATATACTGTATTAGGTACGCAACATAACAACGAGAAATGATTAGGATCATTACCAAAGATAATCGGATATACTCTACGGCAACGAATTTGATCTGCTCTTAACAGATTACCAGTTCTTGTATAAACAGGATATGTCGTCCCGCCAATACTAATTTGAACAGGTAGGGTATTCGCTCCTTCAGGAAGATTTTGTGCAAGCACAAGACAGAATCGTTTTAAATTTGTAAGAGTGGGAGCAGAACTAATAGTAATAATCACGTCAGAAGAACTGGCTGTGATGCTGGAACTTTTAATAAATCTATCACAGCGGTTACAAGCCACAATAATCACTCCTAATTAGACAATTCCGCAACCATTGCCACAACCGAAACCATTTACAGAGGTATAAGGACTGCAAGTGATATAAGCGGGCTGCGGGAACGGACGAACTGCATTAATGATATTTTGAGTTTGGGACAGGTTGCCAAGCTGCAATTGAGCTGCTTGTAACTGGTCACGAAGCTCTTGCATTACGTTTGCAGTCATCAAAGCACGAGTTGCTTCAGCTTCTGCATGGATTGCAGTAGTGATTTCACAAGTGTTTTTGTAGTTTTCTGCACGAACAGCATCAATGTTGCGATTAGTTTCGCAGCAGCATTGCTGAGCAGCAAAACGACTTTCAGCTATTGCAGCGTTAGTCTGATTGAATCCTTGACACATACCCATTTGGATAGCACCAGTGGATTGACAGATATCGCGTTGGATACCAAAGTTCTGATTAGCCAACTGGTTGAATCCACGATCCAAAGTGTTGTTCAAGTTGGTATAAAGAAATTCGTTAGTCAGTGTATTGACAGCACCATTAGCACCACCAAATCCACCGCCACCGAAGCCGCCCCAAGCAAGCAGGAAGAATAACATAATTACCCACATCCAGCCTGCTCCGCCGCCCATCATACCAGCGTTGTCAGACTTATTCATGTCGTAAACCGGAACCATTTGAGCCCCTTCGAATGCCATAATTGAACACTCCCTTAATTTATTAAATCAAAATTTAACAGTGCGCATCTATTAAATTTTAATTCCGAATTGATTTAACATACCCATAATTTGCTGAATATCTACACCCTGTGTTTTAGCTAAATTTAAAACAGTTTCTTTCATTTGTTCAGGGCTTTTTCCTTCAGCCATTTTTCTAGCTTGTTGAAATACTGGATTATTTCCGAACATTTGCTCCATTCCTTGTTGAGGATTTTGCATCGCTCGTATTTGGTTGAATACTTGTAACATTTGCATTGGATTCATGATTATTTCCTCCTATACTTGCTAATAATTGTTCAATATTTTGAACACGTTGGTCTAAACCATTAAAGATATCTGAAGTAATATATTCAACCTTGTTTTCTTGTGGGTTAACTAATTTATAAGTTTTTAATTCTGCCAAACCATTCATATTTAATTGTTTAGTATAAATTTCACCATCTTGAATATTAATAAAAACACTTAAAGTGCCATCTAAAGAAATTCTTGCGGCTTTCGCTTCATCTAAACAAGTAACAGGAATCGCTGAAATATATGGTGTTTGCTGTTGTTGATTCATATTATTCATTTGATTCATCTGACCAAACATATTCGGGACAGTAGGATTTATTGCTTGTTGCATTTGCTGTACTTGTTGCATACGATTATAACCATAATCCGGACTCATTGGCTGATTATTCATTGGATTCATGTAATTAGTTGGATACATACATTTGTCCTCCCCATACCGCCACCATATCTGGACGATATTAAACTTTTTTAACACCCCGCAGGGGTTATTACCTGTAATTATTATAACAAAAACAAGCCCTCTACATATTTCCTAAAATATGTAAAGAGCTTGTCTATTTATTCCCTTGCTATTGTTTTTGCAACAAGAGCTCAATATATGGTTGGATTTCTTGTGGAATTAAATGTCTTTCATTATTAATGATTTCTTTTAATTCCTTTTTGGCATTCCATAAAGCTTTGCCAACTGAAGATATTTCAATTCCTAAGTCATCGGCTATTTCGGAATAAGTTTTATCTTCTATGTAAAATTTCCATAAAAGCAATTCACTTTTCGTTTTTAAGCCAGTTCCTTTTATGATCACCTTTAGTGCAATTTGTGACAATGTTTTAAGTTTTTTATTAAAATCTGATTCAACCATTAATCTTGAAGACTCTCCAGGCTGTAACAACTCCACCAAAAAGTCCTCCGATAATTAGAGTTAGAACAGTGTTTACTATAACTCTTTTATAGTTATAGTAATTCTTTAAATCTTTCATTTGATAATCTTCAAAATCCTGTTTTAAAGAACCTATTCTTTTATGTAATATCTCCTGATCGTTAGACATTCTTGATTCAAGTTTGTCGAATAATTTTAATAAATTATTGACGTTAAAATCTATTGATTGCACAGTTTTCGAGGTTTCACGGAATTGTTCTTCATACATGGATGCTCTTTTCTCCATCTGATCCATTCTACGAGTCAGATTTTGAATTTCTGCGTTTAATTTTTCATAATTTACTCTATTTTCCATTTATTGTTGCTCCGTTACTTCTGTCCATAATAACACTGCTTCCAGAGCCGGAAATAGTATCAGAATCTTCAGTAACAGTTCTGACAATACCCTGTTCATAAGTAAAGTATTCTTTAGCAATAAGTACCGAAGAGATTCCTATTGCACAAGCGCATAAAAAAATACAGCATAAAAATCCAACGACCATGATTTTTAAAAGACCTAAAAGCTTTACATTATAATCTCTATAAATTTGAGCATTTTTTGCCTTTTCATCAATCTCGTCCTGTTTTTTCATTAGGCGCTCTAAATATTGATCAAGTTTTGTATGTTCTTCAGGATTATTCATCAGATCCTCCTAAGTTATTGCTTTAACTATTAGGATAGCCAGCCCGCTATACAAAAGAGTATTTTCAAGCTTTTGCTTCTTAATCTTCTTTTTGTACTCTTTGGACTCCTTCTCTAAAGCTTGATTGCAATTCTCTAAGTATGCGATTTTGCTGATGTAAGAGTCCTTCAACATCTTCTGCTGATTTTCCAATGTTATTATTAACTGATTGGATTTCTTCAATTTGCTGTCTAATTCCTTGTTCTGTGATTTTAATATCTGAATCTTGTTTATCAATTGTTGATTGAGGGACATTGCTTCCGCTGCTAACTGTTCCTGTTTCTCGTATTTTTCCACTGGAACTAAATAATATTCCGATGCAGAAGCAACCGATACAAAACCCAATAATAAGCCACACAAAACAAATGATAAAATCAGTTTTTTTTTCATTTATAACTTCATCCAAGAGTGATAAACCCCACAAGCAAAACCAATGGCAAAGCAAATTAATTTCGGATAACGATTAAAGACAGCCTTAATCTTATTCCACAATGATTTGATAGATTCCATTTTTAGTACCTCCTTAATTATTTTGCTTCCAAATTGCAAGACCCCTAATCACATCACCACCAGGACAATTTTTTTGACCTGTGCCAGGATCATCAACAACTAATAAATCCCAACGTGTTTCCGGATCTCCACTCCCATAGCCATAGCCGTCAATATCAGCCGCTTCTGCATGGGTCATAATATGTTCTTTATCAATTGGAATATCTAATACAGATGCTAAAATAGCAACGACTTCAGCCATTTGATTGATTTGGATAGGTAGAGGCGGATAACCATTCCAATCAACTTCTGTTTTACTGATTGGATTAGCTCTGTATGCACAACAAACTGCTATTCCGATCGCATTTGTATTACGATGCCATGTGTGCTCTTTGAAATCTGTTAGTTCACCATTTACACGAATTGTTCCATCACCTTCAATACAAATGTGATAATCTTTTTCTTCAATCCAATTTTGTTTATACAATCCGCCAGTATGATGTAAATAAATACGATTAATTTGACCTTTTGCTCTTTTAGCTAAAGCAATTAATTCATTTACTGTCATTTTTTTTCATCTTCCTTTCTTTCTAAAATATCCGGGATACTATTGTTGTTTTTATCAACAAATAACTGCAAAAGAAAACTAATTGCGGCAACTGTTGATGCTCCAACAAATACAGTAAAGAATGAAATAATAATTGGTAAATCTGCTATATTTTGTTTAAACAGGTTATAAAACCAACCATAAATAAATAAAATAGTAAAGCCGAGATATACGCATATCATATACCAAACCATTAGTTTAATATACTTGTTGCCTATAGCGTTTGGTATTTTACCATATAACTTTTTCATCCAAGCTAATATTTTATCTTTCATCTTTACTATACCTCCATTATACAAAATTTAATAAATATTGTCAAGCTAAAAAGAATATCACAATTAATCTATAACAATCTTGAAATTAAGTGTTTTACCGACACTATTCATTAATAAATCTATTATTGGAGCTGTCTCACTAGTAGCCATTGAGCCTGAATATGGATATGTAAAATATGTTAAGATCGTTTTAGGAAATACTACTGAGTTATTAGATGTATCATATACTGTTATTGTATGTCCCCCATAGTTACCGTAAATATTAATGGTAGCTACTTGATAATCAGTACCTGCAACGCCAAATTCATAATAAATATCTTCTGCTACAAAATTATAAAAAGATAAACCTGTAGTATTACTTGTTATACTTCCAAATCCACTAAAATTTTTTGAAAATCCATATAAATTTATAACTTAAATATCATCAGGCATTTCATTACTAGTAGAATAATCTCCTACTTTTACCGCTATATTCCCGCTTACTAAGCTATCGATATAACATAATTGAGCTTTACCATTAGTATCTCCAATATAAACTTTTTTGACTTTTCTTGCAACGCCATCTACACCAACATATAATGATTTAACTTTTCTTGCTTTATTATCTACACCTACATAAATAGATTGTGTCATTATATCACCTTACTCATATACGCAGTAAATTCTTCCAGTTGCTAAAGAAGAAGTTCCTGCGGTTAAATCTGTCGTACCATATTGTACTTGTTCGGGTATTGTTATGTCTGCACTACCATCAAAGGCTATACCATTAATTGTTCTAGCTATCTCTAGTTTAGTTGCTGTATTAGCATTTCCTGTATAATTACTTTTGTTTATAGACGCTAAAGTAGCGTCGTTTGTATCCAACCAAACAAGAGGTTGTCCATCTTTTATTCTAATTTCATTATTAAATTTAGCAGCTACATCTACTGTAAAAGCATAATTAAAATTAGTATAATAATTAAAATTAACAGTCTTATTAAAACTCTTTACCCCTGTAATTGTTTGTGTTGTATCAATTGTTACCATATTAAGTAGTTGATCAGCGATATCGGCTATATCTAAAGTACCTGTATTTATAACTCTACCAAAGGCTTGAACTACAGCTAATTTAGTTATTGTTTTAGGTTTAACTTCGCTGCCAGTATGCTCAGTTTCGACTGAACGAGAGGCGTCGAAATCTATTTTCCAAATATGATTAGCACCACTATCATTAATAACATGAATATGACGAGAAACAGTTTCGGTAAAAGCACCAGAAGTATTAGGAGGTTCTGGCGCAAATAGTTCCCTAATAGAACCAGTAATATTTCTTTGGGTATCTGTACTAAACTTATTAATATTCTCAGCTGTGATAACAGGTAATTCAATAACTCCAGCTTTAGGTAATCTAAAAGTAGTTGAACCATCACCCGAAGAATAATAATTATTTACTACTCCTTCATTAGCAGATAATTCAGCTTGCCACTGTTCCTCGGTCAATAATAAAGACGGATGCTTTTGAACAAAATCCCATAAATCTTTATAAACACTACGACTTACAATTTGTCCATCACGAATTAGTTGACCACTATCTAATTCTGAATAAGGTACATAGTATTCAAATCCTACAGGTAATTCAATACCATTTGATATGTTAAAGTTTACAAATTTTTCGCCGTCATAAATTTTTACACCTGACATGATTAATCCTCCTGTAAAATTGATTGTACTTCTTCTTCTGAATAACCAATAGTAGCTAATTTACAATTAGGATTATACTTATATTCGTATAAGTATCTTTCATCTAATTCTTCATTATACTCAATTCTTTGATTTTTCTTTAAAACAACTTCTTCATTTTTTAGTAGTTTATCAATAAAAAACCAATCATATTGAGTATCTAATAAAGCCTGAAAATCTTTTTTCCAAAGTTCTTTTGGAAAATAATTACGAACATATTCATAATCTTCTTTTGTTTTTAGTGCTTTTGGATAACCATACATAATAATCCTCCTAACTAAATGAAAAATATTTCTTTGGTTGGATAATAGTAGTGATAAATGGAAGGTTATCTTTATACTTTTCAAGTTGGTCTTTTAATACACTTGAATTAGTAAATAAGACTTTTCTTTCATCATCTACTTCTATTTGCATTTGAATATAAAAACCATCTTTTTCAATTTTACTTTTCTTAACTTGAAAAGCTAAAACTTTAATTTCTTTATTCAACACTTTTGATATTTTAATCTTTTCGCCGATAAATTTTTCTTCGGCAAAATCACTAAATTTGTTCATTAACAGAACCTCCTATAGATTCTTTTAATTCATTTAGTTGTAAGGAAATTTGAAGGTTATATGTATTAGCCCATTTTAACCAGCCTGAAATACTTCCAATAACAGATAAAGCTCTATCATTAGTAATTTTCTTTTTAGCCAATTCCCATTTTAATCTCCGGATTCTTTTCTTCATTCTTTTAGCTGTAGTTTTACGAACAAGAATATATCCAGACGAAAAATGCCTATAACCTAAAAAATCTATTCCCTGAGAAGTCGGGAATAAATTACATTTACTTAATCTTAATTTTAAAATATTTTCAACATAATCTTTGATTTTAATAGCCATTTCTTTTAATAAAGCTTTATCATTAGAAAATAAAAGAAAATCATCACAATAACGAATATAACATTTAATCTTATTATCATGTTTCATAAACATATCTAATTCGTTTAAATATAAATTTCCAAACCATTGACTAAGATAATTACCAATAGGAATATTTGTTTCTCCATCAATACTATCAATAATGGTATCTAATAAATTTAAAGTGCGTTTACATTTTATTTTCTTACGAATAATTAATTTTAATATTTCATGATTTATAGATGGATAAAATTTATTAATATCACATTTTAAACAATACTTATTTTTGCGAACAAATTCCATACATTTTTGACTTCCTTTATGTTGACCTTTACCATTTCTACAAGCATAACTATCAGAAATAAAAAGGTTATCCCATATAGGTTCTAAAATATTCATTATAGCGTGATGAACAATGCGATCTGGATAAAATGGAAGTACATAAATTGTTCTTTCTTTTGGTTCATAAATTTTCTTTGTTCTGTATTCAGCTGTTTTGTAAGTACCATTAATTAGACTTAATCTTAATTCTTCAATTAAATTATCCAAATCTTTTTCAACACGAATAACTTTTTGTTGCCAGCTTTTATGTTTTTTAGCTTTTTTATATGCTAATAAAAGATTATCTTTGTCTACAATTTTGTCAAATAAATTATTATGTCTTTTCATTATTAAAAATTGAAGCAATGACGTTCGAATTAACTACTAACCACTGCTTCACCCTTTTTCGTATTTTGCTTTTCAGCAAGGTCAATGTATCAGCCGAGGGTTAGCCGCACCTGCTAATTTTCCCCGTATCCGACGTACTGCGTGCAGAGTAATTGGAATTGACATTAGACGAGCCATTATTACAATTGACAGAACGAGAACTGCAATTCGAACTGTTATTCCAGTTAGCGCCCAATAGCAAAACTGAAAAAACTGCCAGCTACTGAAAAATACATTAACCTAGTTAATATTATACACTAAAAAGTTAGCTTTGGCTAGTATGAAATACTAGCCACCGTTTTCCTCGTAAAATAGTTCCCTCGGTCATTAGTTTAAATTCGTGACAACCCTCGGCTCCGACGCACCGCGCGCAGAGCAAATGGAAGAGACATTAGACGAGCCATAAATACAACCGACAGAACGAGAACCGCAAGGCGAACCGTGAGCCCAGCAAGCGCCCAATAGCAAACGATATAAAGTACCATAAGACTGACCATATCTTTGAGAATCAACGCTAGAATTATAAACAGAATCATCCCACTCGGATCCCCCTGCAAAGCCTAAATCCATAGCCCATTGCCAAGAACAGCCACAACAATCTTCTAATCCAATATTACTAATCATTCTTCTATTATTAATATCTACATGACCACCTGTAGTATTAGGATCTGCTGCATTCTTAATTCCTGTTGCTTCATTACTTCCTTTTGCTGCCATCTGAAATTCATGTCGCCAAGGTAATCGCATTTTTTGATTCATTAATTGTTCAATAAAAGCTTCACCATGCCATTTTTTAGTTGAAGTACCATCTGCAATCACTCCATTATAAACACTGACTAATTTAGTGCCATCCCAACTTAATTGATAGATACTTAACCAACATTCAGAAACTTCATCATAAGCCAGTCCTTCTGAATCTCCTTTAGGTCTGTGTAATAAATCCCAAATAGATGCAGGTAAAATATCTCCAGTAACATATCCGGATAAAGTATGTCCATCTATTGTACCAACATCTGCACATAAACAATGAAATCCACCTATTTTACGGCTAGAACTTGCAGTATAACCTGTGGGCACTGTACTATTTAAAGACAAAATGAAAATCGGCTCTGTAGAAGAAATATCTTGAGGTTTACAAGCATAAATATAAACATCTTTCCCGGCTAAATTTTGAGGAGTGTCTACAGTGGATAATTGAAGAACTTTATTAATGGTACTTATATAACATTCTCCATCAATGTTTATTTTTAGATTTTTTGGAATTGTGATATTTGTTTTATTAGAATAAAATAATTGATCTCTATTGTAATAAACTGGATTATTCTTAATACACGAAACTTCATAATTACTATAATCTGTAATTTGTTGTATTTGTTGTTCTAAAACAGAAATATCAAGGGAACTTGCATTAGTGATTACTCCGAAAGCTTGAACTACCCATACCTGATTAAGACTTTTAGGTTTAACTTCGCTGCCAGTATGCTCAGTTCCGACTGAACGAGAGGCGTCGAAATCTATTGTTATACCTGTTCTATCACTGGAATCTTGATGTATACTGTCATTAGTTGTACCACCATTTGTAGAAGAATAAGCTCCTGACATTGAAAATGATATTACACCTCTTCCACCATTATCCCAACTGGTAGCTAGTTGAACATAGCTACCAGTTATATTTCTCTGTTTATCAGTTTCAAATTCGTTAATTTTAGAAGTATCATTAGTTGCTTTAAAGAATACACCGTTATAATTAGGCAATCTGAAGTTACTTTCTGTTGTTCCTGTGCTAAAATAAGGACAACATAAATTTTCTGAGGAGTTTAAATATTCGGTATATTCTTGTTCTGTTATTAGCAAACTGGGGTGTTTTTGCAACCATGCCCATAATACACCATAAATTTCACGACTAACTAACTGACCTTTTAATACTAATTGACCCGATTCTAATTCGGTATAACTAACAGGATAGATATCCCCAACCATATGACCAACATAAATTTTTTCAGGTTCTTCTGTTATTTCTTCTGGATTTACCCATATTAATCCTTCTTTGACTTCTTCCGGAGGTTCTGTTCCAACATAAACCATATTTTCATCATTTAATTCATTTAAACATCTTAAAACATTAGCTACTGTTACATCTTGCTGACGAAGAATTTTTTTCATTGTGTTACCTCCCGAAAAGTTGTATAATAAATAGCACCATCAAAAGCATTTAAAGCAACTACTTTATTCCCAACAGTGTCGATTAAAACGCTATGTCTTTCATTATTTTCAACAGCCTCAACACTTAAAACACCGACACTTTCCACTTGTTCAAAAAGATTTAATGGAAGTTCATATAAATTAGTAGAAGAATTAATTTGCCAACTTGCAGCTACAAATTCAACCCTAATTGCACCTGTACCAGTTAATAACCCGCCTAAATTATCCCATTTAGTACCATCCCAAGCAAAATTTGCTCCATCTGCAATACCTTGTTCTTTATCACCTTTAACAACATTATAAACATCACCACTTTCAGCTGATGTTGGTAAATCCTCATAAGTTTCAACACTACCCTTATATTTATACGCATTAGATAAACCTAATTGAGCCGCTGTTACTTTATGAGGATTATTATAATCAGATAAATGAGCGTTTATGCCATCTATAACAGAATTAATAAATTTGATTAGGGATAATCCAGAAATAACTTGACTAATTTTATTGAGCATTAGTTTCGCTTCCTTTCATTAATTCGTATAAGCATAGTCTACCAGTAAAAGGAGCAATAGCCCTGATTGTTACACTAACGTCATCAGGAAATTCCATATCTACAAAAGGACTTCTTGTATATAATCCATTCGTATCCAACATTTGAATATTTAAAATAGCCCTTCCTGATGTATCAAGAGATAGAGTATAATCATTTTCGTCTGCATTCCATAAATCTTCAGAAACTTCATCTGTAAAATTTATATAAGAAGCTGATTGTAAAAAAGAATTATACCATTCTTGTATTTGAGTGTACATCGAATTTATTGAATCTGCTTGTGAATTAATTTGTGTATACTTATTATCAATATCCGCTTTAATTATTTCGATATTTGCATAAATAGTATCTATCTCTTCTTTAGTCGCTAAGACTAATTCTGCATTACCTTTAGCAGAATCTGCGCTGATTTTAGCATTATTTTCTGATTCTTTAGCAGAATCTGCGCTGATTTTAGCATTATTTTCTGATTCTTTAGCATTTTGAGAAAATACCTTTGCTTCGCCTGCATATCGACCTGCTTCTGTTTCAGATTTTGAAGCTTGTTGTGCAGATAATTTAGCGGCTTCTGCATATTGATAGGCATTATTAGCGTAATTCTGTACTTGTTCTAATAAATCTTCTATGTCACTCTTAATATCTTTGACATTTTGATAAATAGTATCAATCTTATTTTTTAATTCCTGCGCAGTATCAGCAGAATCTTTTGCATCTTTAGCCGCTTGTTCTGCTTTATCTGCATTTTCCTGAACTTGTTGAACATACTGTTCAAAAATATCAGGAGTTGGATCTGTTGGTTCTAGATCGTCCGGATTAAATCCACTATCTATAACCTCTATTTCGATTTCATTTGTAGTTGCTCTTTTGCTCCCTACCATTGATACAGCGAACGCATTTACTTGCATTACACCTGCACCAACAAGTACCTCCCACGGTACAGTATACTCTACGCCGTCTGAAATATTGGTTACACTGTAAGTTTTTCCGTCCCTTGTAAATTGTACAGTCTTACCTACATAATTAGCCCAATCTTCAGAGGTTTCAAGTGTAAATGTTAAATATCCTTTACTATCTGCAACTACTTCAGAATCTCCATAATAACTTAATCGTTGATTGAATATTCTAAATTTAATCACTTTATACTCCTTTCTTTAAAGACCAAAATAAACTCCATAACCATACGGCTAATATTGATACTACCCCCGCACAGGGTAGCTTCAGGTTGTGGAAATTTAATCCTGCCGCTACTGGTGTATTTTCTTCAAGTTATTTAGGATCTTGGGCAAACAGTAAAAATGGCGGCAGTGATTCAATGTATCAAATTAATTTTAATCTTGCAAATGCTTTAAATAATATTACAATCGCTTCTTCGGGAGCATCTGAAGGGTATCCGAAACACGTTACAATGCCATTTTATTTGAGAACTTTAAATATTTAATGTTCTCAAATAGTAAGGCATAATGATATGTTTAGGATAGGCTTCTGATCCGCCACTATCACTCATGTTTAAATCATGGGAGTGTGTACCATTAAAGTTGACAACTTCACGAGCATCACCTTTATGAGCACAACTACCAGCCCATTTACCAGTTCTGGAAAATACTCCTGTTGTTCGACCTGAATCTTGTCCAACTTGTTGAGCTGCAATAAAACTACCTGTCAAACTTTTAGATTGGATGCTTCCGGAATGGTTATGGAGTTTATTTTGGTCTTTAAAGAAAGCACCAGCAGAGGAGCCACCACGACCAAAATCTATCATAATTGGTGTTCTAAAAGTAGTAGAACCATCGCCTTGTGAAAAGAAACCGACGGAAGTCCCATTTTGAGTCAACATCTTTTGCCATTCAACCTCTGTAGTTAAAGGCATATATTTTTGAACAAAATCCCATAATTCCGGATATTCTGATCTATTTAGAATTACACTTTTATCAAGCTTTAAATATCCAGGAGGTGCTGAGTTCCAGAGCTGCTGTTTAATGGTTCCCACTGGTGTAGTATCTGAAGATATTTGAATAGGTTGTTCTTCCCAAACAATATCATTATCTTGAATTGTTCTTGAACCTTCTACCCCTGTAGCCTCTGACCATGTAGGCTCAACGCTACCACTTATACCAGCGTTTTTAGATACTAATTTAGTATGCAATCCAAACGGATAAAGTAATACCGAATTTTTTGGATAAGTAGTATTCGGTTGCCAAGAAAATCTTTTTAAGAATTGTGAATGTTGTTGTAATGTATCTTCCCAACCATTAATATTTTCAGCCATTACAATATCATCAGATGTGTTATGCCATAAATGAGCGATGTAATCAGTAATTTGCATTATAATATTAGCCATTTGAAGTAACCTCCCGAATATTAATTCTGTGTTCAATCATTGTATCTGAAGCCACTGGAATATACACAGCATTATTTGATAAAATAAATCCTTCAGCGTCTAAAAATTTAATATTAGTAATTAATTTTATTTGTTCCCAATTTTCAATATTATACTGGATTCTTAAATACCCACCAGTAATAATTTTTTGAACGAATGTTGTTACCTTATAGGTATCATTGATTAGCACAGCTTGAATTGTTTCTGCTGTAAATTCTTTTAATTTATTAAGCATTAAAGGCGTCAAGGATTGTACCTCCTCTGATTTTAATTTAGCCAATTCCTGTACACTAATAATCGGTTTTTCACCGACTTTCCATTTACCACCTAAAATATAATTCCACCACCATTTTTGTTGATAAATTTCTTCTCCAACTTCAACTGTTGACGGAATTAAAGGTACATTAACAAAAACCATATTGGCTGGTCTTATTTTATGAATTAAAGCAATCGTTTCGCTATAAACAAAATAATTAGAAGCATTACTTTTAACATATAAAGTTCTGTTTGGATAATCCATTTGAATTTCATAATTATCCGCGCCAAATAAATTATCTAATTTTTCGCGAAGAAAATTCATTGTATAATAAGACAACGTCTGTACTCTATTAAGTAGCCTAAATCTTCTTTCTTCTAATGTTTCGGTAGTGGGATCTGAAACTATTTGGAATAATTGTTCATAAGCATAAATTCCATCTTCATCTGCATAAGCAATAAATTGATTTCTTTTAGCCTTTACAATCAAATTATAAATATTATTCCAAATATCATTTTCAACTTTAATTAGTTCATCTGTTTCCAAAATACCTTCATAATATTTTGGAAAATAACGACCAATTCTTGTCCTATATAACCCAGTTCGATTATAAATTTTATTGTTCAATGAAATTCACCGACCCTAAAACAGGAACTTCCTGTAAAGAACTTGTTTCTGTTAAAACAACATCAGTATCAGTATCATTAAGTTTTAATTCATAAGCACTTGATACACCTTCAACACTTAAAATAGCGACTGTGATTCTGCCCAAATATACAATAACTGAATAATTATTTTGTTCGTCACTATCTTCCCAATGTTGTCTTAACATTAATAGATAATTAGAAATAGATTCTTTAATTTTAGGTAATAGTGTTTCTAGTTTATATCCGGGTAATAATGTGATTTTTCCAGATACATTGATAGTTCTTGGTAAAGGAGTTGATATTGTCATTTTATGATCTATTGGAGCGATACCTAAACCTAATCCACGAGTGTTTTCTACTCCGGAATTTTCTGGATCAAACATTTCTAAAATAGTTTGACAAAATTCTGTAGAAGCTGGATTATAATCCGTATCAATAATACTCAATTTAACTGTTCCACCACCTGCCCAAACAGGATAAACCTGAACTCCACCAATACCTGCAATTTCTTTTGCCCATTGTCTATACTGTGCAACATTACCACCAAAAGCTGTTTTTAACATATTACCTAAATATCGTTCACGTAAAGATTCATCTGTTTCTTCTTCTTCGCCGGGATATAATAAACTTGTTATTTCAGCGCTAGCAAGTTTTTCAATATAATCATTAGGAACGATTCTACCGATATAACTATTACCAACAGACCCTATAGTATTACATTGCAATACATAACTTCCGGGAACTACATCCCCATTTTCGTCTACATAAACCTGTACACAAACATAATTTAAAATGGTATCTCCCACAGTCGAAAAAGTTTGCCCGATAGAAATTTGAACAGGATTACCTAACTGATCTTTAAAAACACCTAAATTTTTAGAATATGTAGCAGGATCTCGAGTAATTCCACCCTCTAAAACACGACCATCAAGCCAAAGTCCATTTGCAGTTGCTACATAAGTTTGTTCGATAATATCTGCAAGATACAAAATAGCCTTCGCTGCCTCATAACAACAAGGAGCCAAAGCATCTCGAATAATAGCACCTTCACGTTTATCCACAGTGTCCGGAACTTGTTTTAGTGCTTCAGATAAAATATAATCATATGAATATTTTTCTAAATAGGTTGAAAGTGCATTCATTTTTTCACCTCTAAAGTTGTAGTCAAAACACCTTGTTCTGTTTCTATATCCATTGTAATTGACATATAATCCAGACCTTCTTGAGTAAATTGTAAATTATTGATAGAATAAATTCTTGCATCAACTAATAAACATTCCTCTATCGCCCTTTGCAAATCTGAACGAATAAAATCATAATCTTTACCAATGTATTTTTCTAATTCAATACCATAATTTTTAGAATAAATAACATAAGCAAATCTTTCTGTATCAAAATTTTTTAAAATTGCTTGTTCAATTGCAGGCTGTCCATCAGTTGTTCCAATGATTCTTTTATTATAAGAATCAACTTTATAAGTTCTTGTAACTTCATTTTGTCCAATTTGAGTAACAATAAGGTTACGATTTGACGGTATCAAGGTATTCCCTCCACTCTTTGCAAGATTAAATACTTTTGACCATTATTAAATCTTTGCAAAATAACACGATCTCCAGTATTTAAACCTCGCCACAATTGAATTTCAGGCAATTCCATCGTCGTATTGTGCATACCATTGTGAATTGCCTGATGTTTGTGTTTAATTTGACCTTTTTCCGGAAACGGAATCTTAATAATGGTTTCTTTGCATAGAGCACCGACAACTAATTGAGCTTCCTGTAAAGTTGTTCTTGTGTCTAATTGCACACTTAATGGAGCTACAGAAAGAACTGTACCATACACACAATCAGCCACATCAGTACTCTGTGCTTTTTGTTTAATCATTTTTCTTGTAATACTAACTAATCTGAATCCTGCTGTGCTTTCTGCCACATTAACCACCTACATTTAAACTGTATTCGTTAAGATTTAAACTAATAGTATGCTCATTATTTTTCCACTGATGTGTACAATCAACAACAATATATTCTTGATTATTTACAAAACCCGCTTTTGTTAAAGGATTTAATGCAACAAATAACCAATGTCCAGCTCTGAAATTATGTGGTAAACCAACGCATTGAATTTTAATTGTTTTTAATTCTCTGTTCTTAATTTTTAATAGAGCATTACCACGTTCTTTTATTTGATTTTCTGTTGCATTTTTATCAACTTTTTCGTAATATTGTAAAATACCCCATTTTCGTTGATTCTCATCATCCTGAGCAACATATACTTTTCTAACACCTTCTTTGGTGTTATCTTGTACTAATTTTACCCGATTATACGAATCTCTGTCAATACTTTTTCGGTAATTAAAATTAGTAACATTTAAGTCATCAGAAATATAATAATTTGTTTTAAGAGATAATAAACTGATTTGTTCCAATGTTCCATAATTATCTCGAATAATAAACCAGTTTTGAGTATTTACCAAAGCTTCATCATAACCATAAGCAATTATCGAGTATAAAGATTTTCCATCATGAACTCTTGTAGATACCTGCCAATTACATTCATCTACAATTTTATAGGTAAATTTCCAATCATCACAGATCGCTTTAAATATTTGAGTGGCTGTTTTTCCAGAAAATACATAGGATTCTTTATTTTTTAGATAAAACATTTGATCTACTGCTTCATAAGTAATGGTATCTTCAGTACAATTCATATTAACTACATATCCATAAAATACTGGTACTTCATCAACCATTAAATTAACTGTTGTTGCAAAATCTAATACTAATTCAACATTACTCGGAACAGAAAATTTTAATTTTCCTGGCTGTTCAAGCAATGTAGTAGTCCATGATATATCATAAACTACTTCAGATATTTCAAATATTTTATTATCGGGAGTTTCAACTGCTAATAATACTTTCATCATAAAATACCTGTTACTTTATTTACAGCTGTTTCTGATACCCAACCAATCCATCTATCTTCACTATCTGTTAGATGAATAGCTCCATTATTATCAAAATCTAATAAATTAACAAAACAGCCTGTTTTATTTTTTACATACCTATCAACAAATTGCATAGCGGGATCTTTATAAATAGTACCTGTGACACTTACTTCATCTCCCATTGTTAAACTTTCGGATTCATCTGTTCTTAACTCACCAGTATCAACGGTAATTGTTCCATCTTCATCAATAGTAGCTCCATTAATAGCATAAATAGGATAAACTTTAAACTCAATATCATAAACAACATCATAGTCACCTTCATCGTAACCATAATCAAATTTTTCTACAGACACTAATTTATTAAATCCGACAGGTAATCCTGTAATTATTAGTCTTACAGGTTCTTTTCCATTACGAATTTTTTCAAAAAATGTCGTATAAAAAGTTGGAGGTAAAAATTGAGTTTTATTTTGCTTATTTAAAATTTGCTTAATAAGCGCTGTGTAAAATGTTGGTTCTGAATTACCTGTCAATACATATGGATAATTCTGTCTTTCCGGAATTGGAAAAAAACAACTAAATCCTATAGTGGTCAATTTAGGATTTTTTAGAACATTGATTTCACCTAAAGAAACTATCGGAAAAGTTTTATTATTTCCGGGAGTTCTTATATTCAACTTTTCTGGATTCACTGGAATCTGTATTGTATCCCCTTTATACACTACAAATATCTTTACATCACCTCTAGCTTGGCTCATAGAATCCGAATTTGGAGAAAGACTCTCAAGAAGTGTCTTTAATTCACTGGGATTACCAGACTGCGCAGCCATTTATACTCACTCCCCCTCTAAAGATGTTGTAACGGCATTTTCAACCATATCTGCAATAGCATCGGCAATTTCATTAACATCCGCCGTTTGATGTACGTCCCCAAAATTAACTCTCAAGATGGGTCTCATGGTTGTAAAACGATTTACAAATTCTATTGCCCCAGCATCTCTCAACCATTGAATACTATTGTCATCAAGATTAATTTTACCACCTTTAATGTTTTTAACTTCGCCAACAGTATCAAGATCTGTTACTGGTTTAGGAACAGTTCCGCCTAAAACAGATGTATTTGGATTGAAAGTATTCTTCATACCAGTCATAAAGTTATCTAATTTAACCCCTGTATCCTCTGCCCATTTTTTACCGCTAGAGTATCCTTCAAGATAACTTAATCCAACACTTTCCATTCCAAAATATTCTACTTTTTGAATTTTTTCTTTACCTAATTTATCAAGAACAAAATTCATACCTCTTAAAATTATTTCATTAAATAACATTAAGAAATAATCAGCTACTAATTTTACCATGTTCATAAAAGCTGTTCCTAGTGCTTTAACACCACCAATTAAAACACCAAATGCTTCAGGAAAAGCTAAAAATAATTTAAACAGTGTCATTACAGCCGCAACTAATAATAAGACCTGCCAATTCATAGCGATGAAACTTAATGCCAACGCCGCCGCAGCTGGTAATGCGGCTACTAGGTTTCTAATTAAGATAACAAGTGATACGCCCGCGATATAACCTAGTATACCTGCAAGGATATCAAAATTACTAACTAGAGTTTGTATCATACTAACTCCATTTGTACTAATACCTGTAAATATGTCTTCCATATTAGTCAATAAGGAGTTTCCTGCCATCGTCATTGCTTGACTAAAAGTTATAGGAATTTCATTAAATTTATTTTGGATTTCATCTGAAGATGCAAATACAGCATTTTTAATAACTTCCGCTGTAATTTCACCATTCTTTTGAGCCTCTTTAAAAGCAGCATCATCTAAACCCATATAATTTTGAATTGCCTTTTTCAGTAAGGGAGCAGATTCACGAATGGTACGCATTTCATCACCTTGAAGTCTGCCTGATGCCATCGCTTGAGTCAATTGATACATAGCGGCTCTTTGTTCTTGTTGGGTACTACCACCAACAAGGAAAGCTTTATTAACTAATTCTGTAAAAGCGATTAATTCATCATTATTATTAAAGGCTTGTCCAGCAAGAATACCCATACGACCAATAACACGACTTGTAGCTAAATAATCTGCTCTGGATCTTTGTGCCGATTCATAAATAGCTTTTGATAATTCTTCTTGTGTTCTTAATCCATCGTTGACAATATTTAATCTTGCCTGATTTAACATTAAATTATCGCCAAGAGTTGTTAGTCTTCCAACTTCATCAATTGCAGATTTTAATAAATAAACTCCAGCAACTAACTCAGTCAAAGGATTCATTGCTCGTAAAAAAACGTTACCTATTGGATTATCATCTCGGTATCCAAGATTACGAATTAAATCTTGTGATTGTTTTAATTCGCTATTAAATCCATTCAAAAGTTGATTAGCTCTTGAAATATCTCGTTGTGCTGCCCTAAATAAACCCGCTTCGCCCGGCGTACTATTTAAAGCCGTTAAAGTAAGACGAAGCGAGGCTAAAATCTTACTGAGAACAGGTGACATTCCATCATCTAAATGAATTGAGTTCCTGACTTCCATGATTTTACCTCGCTTATCTTTAAATCATTATTTTATTTGTGATTGAGCTTCTTTTGCCTGTTTAGCTGCTATTTCTAAAAAAGCAAATACACAAGCTTTTTCATCAATTGGTAAATCTAAAAATTCTGAAGGTTTCCAGCCTAACTTTCGGAAACACCAATAAGCTGCGACTGTATCAGAATCGTTATCATAAAAAAGCTTTTTTACTTTTTTACGGTTTGATTTACATCCTCACTATAGCCAGAATATTGCATGATTATATTAGCAATTCTTTCAATTTCACCCGGCTTGAAATTATACTTAACAAATTCTTCCGGAACTGTAAAAGTACCTAATACTTCAGTAGATCTAAAGTTCGGTACTACACAGCCATCAATCATTAAAGAAATTCCCATTGCAATCTGATCTACAGAAGGTTCACCAGTTTTACTGATTTTAATAGAACGAGCTCTTGCAGATTGCCATTCTTCAGTAGTTACAGGACGAATAGTAATCTTGCAACCAGCCAGTTCACCTTTTAATTCAATTTCTTTAGTAGCACGAATATCACGTGATTTAAGTAAATCTAAAAGTTCCATTTATATTCTCCTTTAATTTTGAGGACTCTTGAAGTATTCTAAATATTCGAAGTCAGAGAAAGTAACAGTCATAGTTTCTTCCAATACTTCAGCTTCAACGTCTAATTTTGCAAGAACACCTTCATCGATGTTCACATAGTAAAAAGCAGCTACCTGCTGTCCGATAGTGGTTGTTGGATCGTTGTTTTTAATGGTAAGAGTGAAATAAATATCTTTACCAGTTTTCGCATATTCACGCATAAGCTTGCGGAATACAGAACTAACATGATACATAGTAAATTCACCTTTACCAGACCAACCTGCGGACTTATGTTGAGAACCCCTAAAACCAAGAGCTCTAAATTCCTTTTTACGTTTGGTCATCGTCATTGTACAATCTTTAATCATAAAGAGTTCTTGTACAACACCATCAACGGTCATTGTTGCCCAACCTTCTTGACCGGAAACGGCATCACCAGCTCGTAAATAATCGTGTTCTTGTGACATTACAAATCCCTCCTATTAATAACGACGAAGCGTAACTGTCATGTAGAGTTTTTCCATAGAATCAACAGGTTGAATATTCAACTTAACGATTACTTCATCAAGATTTGCACCCTGAGCAATGGTAATATCAGTAGAACCATCAAAATTCTGAATGGCGTTCATTTTTTGTAACTTATAGCAGTAATCAATAATATCTGCTTTAAATACTGTACGACCATCATCGTTGTTATCCTGTTTACCTAGATAACTCTTTTCAAACAATAAACGAATATCATTATTTATTTGGTCAATTGTACGAATAACCCTATTTTTACTAAAAGAATAATCTTTTTGCGAAGTAAAAGTATGCAGCGTGTTGATGTCTTGTTCGACAACAACAACACCATCTTGACGAGCGGACAATACAAACTTACCACTTTGCAAAGCCGATACAATTTCTTCGTGGGATAATTGACCGATAATTTCATTTGCATCTTCAAAAGCATAATAAGTCAAAGACTTATTAATTGCACAGCCAGCAGTCATGCCTGTAACCCTTGCAACAAACATCGGAATTGTAATATTATACTGGTCTGATTTATATCCCTGATTAAGTGTAGATATAATACCCTCTGTATCCGCATCAATGTTATTAGCAACTGCCTGAACTTTTGTACCTACAGTATCACGCATATACTTGATAAATGTTTTTAATTGCGCTTGAATTTCTGTAGAAGTTTCAAGTGGAATACCCAATGTATTCCATTTTGCAGTTTTCAACAAATCAAAATATTTGCTATAGGTATTATTTACAACCGTACCATTTTCACCATCTTCTAATTCGCCACCTGCATCTGCAACAAGAGCAGCGGTAGAGGTTCCACTAAAATCAACGAAATCATTATCCACGATATCGCCAACTAATGCCCCTGTTTGAGTATCTACAACTGCACCATTAAAAGAGGTTATAACGTCGAAATTAGACCCATTTTCAACGATAGAAACGGCAATTTTATTACCAGCCGTCCCTGCATACTTAGCTGTTGCAGTTAAAGTATTAAGGGTCAATTTTGCTTTAACGCCGCCAGTATCCATTCTAAAAAGTAATACTTTAACACAATCGGTCAATACCTGTTGATAAATCAAAGATTCTTCTTCCATGATATTGCAACCGATAATGCTTTCGCATGAGCCATCTAATAATTGTTCCGGAGTAAGTTCAATCAAAGTATCATTAGCACCCCAGTTCATTTGAATAGGTAAAGTAGCAATACCACGATCACCAACCATATTCAAAGGTTGAGAAGCACTCTGAAAGACAATATAAGCTCCAGGACGAACCTTATTCATAGCTTCAAAGACTCCGCCTGCCATTATTCATCGACCTCCAATCGATTGATTTCCAGTTCTTGCATTTTAACTGGATCAGGTAAAATTAATTTTACTTTGATCTTGTAATTAACAAAAAACTGTAAAACATTTTCAACAATTTGAAAACTCATTTTATTAGCTTTCACTAATCGAGTGATAATTTTATCACCCTTATATTTATCTGGAAGATCAATCGTTCTTAAAATACCAAGAAGTCTTTCACCCATATCTCTATACTCTGAATGTCGATCGTAATCTGTTTCCTCTAAATGGTATTCAACTTTCATACGATATACTCTCCATGCAGAAGTTGTCATTCCGTTTTCTTGAGTCATATCAATAATAGAAAGTAAAAAGAAAGGTTCTTTAGCCCCTTCCATAATTTTATTTTTATACATCGTAGGAATAACAGGAGGATCAACTGTATCATTTCTTAGACACTGTGCCATTTTTGTTGCCATGGCGCTAATAATAAAATCTCCCTTTATTGGTATAATCATAATTGATTCCTTCCGCAAAAACTTTTAAAGGCTTGATCAAATTTCTGTTGCATATTATCTTGAACACGATCAACAGCTATTCGACACATATGAAACCCATTTACCCATGGCTTTTTTAAAACCATTCCGGATTTAGCCCCTTTTTGATAAACAAACTTCCCACCAACGAAAATCCCAGGAACGAATCTACCTACTTGTTGTCTATGCCCATCTTCTACATAAGAGGCATATTCTAAAGTATTAAATATTTGAATATAATATCCTTTGGCGGTTTTAAAAACTTGAGATAACTCCCACCTATTTCTTAAATCACCTGTTTTAACTGGTGTCATTGCCTTAGTATCTGCTAGAGCAATCATTGCCTGATCTAACAGAAATCTTCGACAAAATGGATCAAATTCTTTTTGAAGTTTTTCAAAGTTTTTTGTAAACCTATCAAAGTTTTTAAAATCAAAATTAACTCTAGACATTAAGCATATCCTCTATTCACAAGAGCAAATTGTTGATGGGAAGTATGTTTTTCAGGTCTACCAGCAAAATCAGTAAAGGTATCTAATACATTACCTCGATCGTCCATAATATAAGCTATAATTTTATCGCCTTTACGAATATCGAGTTTTGGATCACAAAAGATACTAATATGTTGATTTGTTGGATTAACTAACAAAGAATCTTCCTCAGGTAAATCTTGATAATTTAAACTGACTTTGCAAGGCTCATTTGTATATAAAGGTTCTAATACTTGATTATTCACAGTGAAATCATCATTCTCTTTTTGAGTTAAACGATAAACTTCGAACCTATCTTTATACATATACTTTTTAAATATTTTCCTTGTTCCACCAATTCTAATCGCCATTTACCACACCATCCTCCGAAACTTTTTAAGTTGAGCTTTATAGTTTAATATGACATCGTCTAAATTTGCCTGATGACTCCTCATATTCTTATTATAAACCATAGTATCACTTCCGGAACCGAAAGTAATTGTGGTATCACCAACACGAATTGAGTTCATATTACCCTCATTTATAGTAATATCGTCATCCTCTTCTTCACCCTCAACAGGTTTTTTAGTGACGTTTATAAACTCTTGACGATACCTAAATAAATCCACTACTATATTAGCGAAAGTATAGGTGAGTTCTTGTGGAACTTCTTTTATATTGCAGAAGTTTTTAATTTCTTGCTCTACTTCGTCAATAGCTAAATTCAGTAAAGGCTCGGAGGGTGTATCCACTCCGAGCTGAGTCTTTACGATGTCTGCAATTAAACCTTTATCAACAGTAATCATTCTACCAAACGTCCAGATTTATTCTTTCGTTGGGATTTAGATTTACTTGTTTTTGGAGCAACTACTTCTTCAGAAATCTTTTCTTCAACAGATTCTTCTTCAAAAATAACTGCTCCAGCTTTTTTCATGTCCGGAAGATCTTCAGTATCCGCAAGGATATTGGTGTATGGAGGATATATTACACGCTGATATTTCACTGTGATAGGAAATTGAACTTTAACCTTAGCCATACTGACCTCCTAAAAATTATGCAACTTTCATTACATAGATATCATCCATGCGTTCAAAAGAAGGAAGCGCGATTGCATCAACAACTGTGAACACGTTTACAGGATGCGGTTCTTTAATAGTAGTAATTGCAATACCACTACCAACAACAGAAACAGAAGCATTAGTGTTACCACTCATAAGATCATATTCTTCCGGAGTAGTACCAAACCAAGTATTTCCGACAGCATAACTGGGAAGTAAGGTTACATAATTATCAGGATAGAATTTCTGATCTACGCCTTCTTCGTCTTTGAACATTTTATCATAAGTGATAATAGTTAATCCAGTCTGTTGTTCTAAATACCGTTTTGCTTCAGTATCCAACAAGATCATGCTAGTAGCACCCAAAGGATTCATAGCTTTCTTAATAGATTCGGAAGCTAACATATTACGAAGTGTTTTGGTAGTCATCAAAGCACGAGTTAAAGTAATGCCATACTGATCAGCCATAGCTTCTTTAGCATCTAACAAATCCCCGATAGGATCAGAAGTTGCTTTATTAGCTACAGTCCAAGTACCATTACCTGCCAAAGTAACAGAGTGATCGCTTGCCCAATCTCCATTAGGATCGTAGTTATACTGATAAGTAATGTCACGACCAGTACCTTTAGTGGCAGTTACCGAAATTTTACCATTTACTAACAAACTCATACGCATACGTTCTGCCTGAACACGAGCACCATCAACAAGATTGGCGATGTCATCATATACTCTAGCAATGGTAGGTTGTGCAAAAGGAATACCTTTAGCTAACAAGTTTTGAATGTCTTGACGTTCTTTTTCTCCGATACGCATCGCTTCACGGAAGAACGGCATTTCAGTGGAGATCTCGGTTACACCGATACGATCTCTCAAACTTGCTTTAGTATCAAAAGCAGAAGGTTGCAAAGCAATCGGAAGATTGTTACGACCTTTAATCCAAGATAACTCTAAACTTGCAGT